TCAGCGTGGGACACAAGCCAAGTCACCTCAATGGCATCTATGTTCAGTGGCTGCTCTAGCTTGACAAGCCTTAACCTCTCAGCGTGGGACACAACGAGCCTTGGAAAGGGGGAGAAAGAAAGCAGAAAAGATACCGGTATATACATGATGTTCTACCTGTCTTATAATATAAAAACATTGGATATGGGAGGCGATGGATGGAACTTCGTCAATATCCCTAGTTCTAATAGTTTTTATCGACCACTTGAATCCAGAGCCCTAACAGAATGGAAACTTGGCAAGAATTTCTTCAAGGGAAGGTTTGTAAATCAATACTACGATAATAACGCTTTTAATAATTGGTCGAAATCATCTTTTATCGAGAGTATCGTCACTAACAGCTATGACAGAAGAGCGAATGGTTATGATGATGTCACGCTTTATATCGCTGCAAAGTTGAAGGATTATCTATCAGAAGATGACATCGCCACCATGACAGCAAAGGGATATATCATTGCATAATTAAAAGATAAAGGATATGACATTAGAAGATATTAAGGGATTGGGACACATAAAGGTGTCCCATCTCAACACTGGAGTTGTGAAGATAGCCACGGAAGATGGCTATTGGTTATTAAGTGGACATACATTCTCAAAGGAATTGTATGCAAGAGTTGATTCTACCTTTCTTGACTACACAATAGTTACAAGTGAGGAGAAGAACAAGGCTGAAAATAGTAGTAAGTATGAAGGTAAAACCTTGGAAGAGGCTAAGAAAACCTGTTTGAATGAGATTGAAGAATATGATGTTTCTCCATCAGTAAACGGCTTTTATCTCAATGACACTCTTATTCCTTGGAGTAGTGATGATGGTAGCACTCTTAATAAAGATGTTAGGATGGGTCTGCGTCAGAATATCAAGGACAAGCAAAAACTGGGAGAGGTAAACATTGATATGTGGCTAGACGGCATGAAGATTACTCTTCCTTGTGAGAAAGCAGATGCCTTCATGTGTAACTTGGAGAACTATGCCTATGAATGCTTCAACGTCACTGCCGCTCACAAAAAGGCAGTGGAAGATATGGAATCTGTAGAAGAGGTGGAGGCTTTCGATGTGACTGCCGACTATCCTCAGCAACTTGTAATGAAGTTGTAGAACGATTAAAAAAGTAAAAGATTATGTGGTTATTATCATTGATTTCTTTTCTCCTTTTAGGGGGATTTCTCTTGCTATCAGCAATGAGATTTGAAGTGCCAGATATGGTGTCAGATACCTACTATCAGCTTCAAGGCACAACAGGTAGTGAGGTGCTTGGCGGTAAGGTTAAGCGCAACTTCGGCTGGGTGTTCTCTGTGGTGATGTGCTTGGTGGCACTCCTTATGATGGTGGCTATACTAGACCTAGACAAAGGTTTGCAGTGCTTGGCTTTCATCGGTTGTGGAGGATTGGCTTTCGTTGGCTGCGCTCCTAACTACCTAGGCGACGAGTCCAAGGTACATAAGATAGCGGCTTTAGTGGCTGCTGCTGGGTGCGTTGGATGGTGCTTGTCAGTATGTTGGTCGCTAACGCTGATAGTTGCTTGCCTTTACGCTTTTGCAATGATTAAGGTGTACGACCGCAATATATTTATTGGGTTCAAGGTCTTGCAGTATCATCCTTGGTATTGGCTGGAGGTATCGGCATTCCTTGATGTGTTCGTTACTTATTGGATAATTTACTAGAAGTAAAAACTATGACTTGGAAGAAATTACTTACATTCAACAAGCGAGACTTGATAGGCTTGGTTTGTTGGCTGCTTGTCAGTATATTGATAGGTCTGCTTGCCTTGCCTATCATGGTAGTAAGGGAATATTACCAGTATAAACACTACAAGTTAGAAAGGTTTGAGTGGGAGGATATTGCCAGATACTCTTTTGTGATAATAGTAGGTTCTGTTATTCGTATTTTGTTGGGGCAGTAATAATGGCAAATAGCTTTACAGATAAAAAAGATAGGTAAAATTTAATCTACCTATCTTTTTTATTGTTGCACTACCTGAAAAAGCTGCTCGCAAAGACTACCCATCATATAGCATGGTTCTTCGCTAAGCATATCAATTCCGTCCTGCTCACAGATATGAGCCACCACATGAAGAAGCTCATGCCCGATAGTATTGATAATACTGCCATCAGATTTACATTCTCCAATGGCAAGAACACTCCTTCTTCCTGATAGGTTGGAATAGGTAAGACCTCTGTCTGCACTCTCCTTGGTTAGATGTCCGTATGCTTCCGACAACGGATTTCCGTTGCAGCCTATATCAGAAAGAGCATGGCATATATCATCGGCATCAGGTGACTGATAACCTATGAAACATACTATGCTCCATTTGTGCTTCGGAAGGTATATCACTCTTCTCATCATAACACATCTTCCCAAGGGATAGGTACTCCATTGTGGCAGCAGTCGGCATAGAATCTGTTGAAGATGAAACCATCCTTCTGGTCGGCATCATCCACCATATCCTTGATAAACTGAGCCAACTGCTCCTCGTCCTTAATGGAAGACTTATAGAAGTCTGCCCTCGCCATATTCGCCACATACACATGGTCGTAGCCAGCCTTATTCTTTACCTCTATACCCTGACCAAGCAGCAAGGCATCCACCTTCTCTTTATCCCAAAAAGAGACTCTTACATCACTCTTGGTGGAAGGATCATACTTATACATCTGACCCACCGCCCACTCGCACATCTTCTTACTGAAATGATAGCCATTGTATCTAAGATAGGCAACCATTGCCTCGGGTTTGAGGTCATACATATCCAATGGCATCCTACATTTTCCCATATTGCTGAATATTAAAGGGAGTCTGGTCCCGACATAAATGTCGCTACCAAAACTCCCAAGTTAAACATTAGCGACCGCCACCATTGTAGCCGCCACCACCTCTTTCGCCATAGCGGTTCGGGTAGTTCCAATCATCGTTCACGTTGTTGAATCTACGTCTGTTCTCACGCTCTTCACGTTCCTCACGCTCCCTTCTCCAATCGTCACGATAATCAGGCATACGTTCACCCATACGCTCCTGCTTCATCTTTTTCAGACAAGACATAGCCTTGCTGCCAAAACCAAGCATAGACTCGATGTTGTCATACAAATCATCGAACTTATCTTCTGTAATCTCAATCATTACCATAATCATTAGATATTAAAGTGAATAGATAGGTAGGAGATTACTTGCTCATGGTCTGCTGGAGCCATCCCATCATCTTGTCAATCTTGCCCTCAATGCCTGAAACCTTACCTTCCAGTTTATTGATTTTCTCGGTCTGTTCCTTCTCCTTGGCAATCTGGGGGTTGAGTTGCTGTAGCATTCCCTCACAAGATTCTACTACCCTCTTGTTGTAATCTACGCTCTCCAGTATCGCCTTGGATTGTCTCAGCATGGCATCCACCTCGGCACTCATGGCATCCTTGTTGTCACTAACCACAAGGTTCTTGTCGTTGGCTATCTGTCCGTTAGCAGGCAGTTGCTTGAAATCCACTTCCTCGTCACCCAGCTTCACCTTCACATCAACCACAGTTTCCATAGGCTGAGGAGTAAAGCCGTTGTTAAAGGTAGGGTATTTCGTCTGAGGATTGCTTACTGAAACCACCTGACCGACTCGCAAGTTAGGATTCTCACCCTTGTCGAGAACATAAAATAAGGAATTAGTTCTTAAACCTTGAAACATAATGTAATCTCCTATTATCTATTCTTGTTAAACAATACCCGTCATCAGTTGAAGGGTGTTAGTGTCTCTCTCAAACCAGAGCTGAACCACTCCAGTTCCCGGCACGTCTGCAACCGTCAAAGCTTCACCATTAAACTTGGTTACAGCCTGTGTCACTCCGTTGGTCTCGAAAAGGATAGGCAGTGTACCAGTCGTTCCTGTCGGAATAGCCTGCTTCAGATTTACGAAAATCGTTCCTCTGTAGCTGGCATTCACGAAGGCGTGGTTTTTGAACGAGAAAACAACATTGTTGGTGTTCACCACCACGCCCGTAGAAGCGATAGCTGCCGAACCATTACGATTCACCCATGTGTAAGGTCTTAACCATAACATAGCAGCCTCCTTTCTTTAACCCCAGAATCCTGCATTGTTGGCAGCATTCAGTCCGTACAAACCAGCCTGATAAGCCACGCAGTTAGGAACCGCAGTAAATGGGCTATAAGGAGTGGTCACGGTCTCAGGCAACTTACACTTGATACCAGCTACCTCGTTCTGCAAGCCTGCCAATACCGCATTGATAGGAGCTACCGCCTGGCCCACAATCTGAGAGGTCATTGCAGAAGACTTAAAGGTGCTATTCTCCTCACGGAGTGCATCAATTTTGTTCTGCATTTCACGCATTTCAGCTTGCTTCTGACCATCAACGATGGTCTGAGTACTCTCCTTGATAGCATTGTGCAAGTCACAAGTCTGTCGCTGAGTCTCGTAAGCTACGTTAGAGAAGCCACGCTCCTGACCAGTAGCCACATTGTTGATGGCATTCTGCAAGGTACCAGTCTGCTGGCAGATAGCCAAGCGGTTCTCGCAGCAGCAGTTAGCAATCTGCTGAGCAATCTGCATATTACCCTGCTGCAAAGCGTTGATAGTCTGCATACCGCTCATACCTACCTGATTACCTACACTCTGAACCTGAGAGGTCAAGGCGGAAATGGCACTCTGAATCTGACCTTCGGTACAGTTCAACTGGGTAGCCAAATTGCTGAGTGCATTACGGTTGCCACCGATGGCATCCATCAGGAGACCACGACCATAGTCATTGTTAATCTCGTTGGCGAGACCACCACGACCATTATTGCCGAAACCTCCCCAGCCGTTACCTCCCCAGCCCATGAGGAAGAAAAGGAATATTACCCACATAAACCAGCCACCTTCACCACCGAAGCCGTTGTTACCCTTCATGGCAAGAAGGACATTTGGGTCAACACCCTGCTTTTGGAGCAGAGGTGCAAGAAGACCGAGCATCCCATTGTTAGATGTGGAGCCTTCGTTTCCGAATACATACGTTTTACTTTCCATATTATCCTGAAATCTTTTTTTTGTTAAACATAAAATGATACTCACTCTGTAACGTTACGGACACAAAGATACGAATAATATGGATAGGTATTGATAAACTCGTAAAAGGTTGTTTAAGTGTTTGAATAGCAGCGATTTGTGATTACGGAAAAGGTCATAAGGGTATAGGAGAGGCTATTTAGTTTCTCCTATATGTATCAGTTTAGCTATTCCTAAATATTTATGCCATACTTCTTTGCTTGCTTACGGAAGAAAGCCTTCTTATTAGCAAAGAATCGGATAAGGGATTTATTCCACTTTTTCTCATGCCCAAACTGGTCATGGATGCCTTCTGGTATCTTGCCATCGTGAACATACTTCTCGAAAGACGAGATAGACTTACCCATTTCATGGGCACACCAACCCTTATTGGCTTGCGTATCATTCATCATAGCGGTAAGGAGTGCTACCAGTTCCAAGTCCCCTTCTGACAGACCACAAGGTATTGGTTTGCCTTCTTCTTGCGCTACTGCTGATTCATGCGCTTTATCAGCAAGAACACGAAGTCCTGCCTCTACGATTCTGTAATTTACTAATTGCGACATAAGCATATAAAATTAGAATGAGTGTAATCAGGAACATATCACAATAATACATATCGTTTGTGACAACAATAGAACCGAACATGATGTGTATCACATTGACTCCTGCAATATACAAGATAGGTATTCGCCACTCTACGCACAATCTGTGCAACACCTGACCTTTCCAAAGGGAAATAGGATATAGAATATAAGTGATGAAATAGAAGAACCAGACTGGTTCCTCGTTCTCTTCATACCAAAGGGTAATCTCCATCTTGTTGTCATAAAACTGAGATACACCATACCATCTGATAAGCATGACCAATATTGGAGCATACTTGAAGTAGAGTAAATCTGTTTTTATTTTACTGCGTTCAGGGAGAAGTTTAGTTATCTCTCCTATCAATTTCCTGACCCGTTGATCTTCATCATCATCTTGTTTCATAAGCCTTCATTTTTAGTTTATTTTTGATTGAGAATTATCAAATTATAGAATTTATAAACGTTCTTAGATTTGGCAAATCTAATAAAAATAAATGGAACATATTGATTTATATAAAACTTTAAATATTAAACTTTACAAATACTAACAGATTGAAAGTTTTACTCAAATTAAAGAAACAAAAAGTTTCAGAATGAAAGTAAATATCCCCCGAAAGCCTTATACTTTCAGGGGATAGCCATATTTATTTTTTCTTAGCCTTCGCTTTCTGGTTAGCCACAACCACCTTGTTAGCTTTCTCCAGTACGGAAAGAATCTTCTTTCTCAATTCACGAATCTGCTTCATGTCCTCAGCGTTGTAGGCATCCTTGCCATCATCCAAGAAACCTTTCTTCAACTCGGAAATCTCCTGCTTATCAAGGGAAATCTCGTCAATGGCATCAATGGCAGCCTTGTTGGTATTGTAGTAGCCATCGCTCTCATTTGGGGCATTATCTACAATAGCATCATATCTATTCTTGAATGAGTTTAACTTTTCAAAGAGTTGTTTCAGCTTCATATCCTCAAACTCATCCATAGAGGTAGTATGATTATTATAGATGTCCTCAGCATTAATTTGATGTGGTTTGTACTCATCACCACTCTCCTCCGCACGTTCCTTCTTTCTTGTCTCCTTGTAATCTTTTACATCTTTCTCATACAACTTATAAGTCTTGTATTCCTCAGAGCCATAGAAACGTTCAAGCAAGGAGTAATCGCCATCAATCTTAGCTTGTTTCTTCAACTTGCTAATTGTGTTGGAAGCACGGTCGTAGTATTCCTTCTTATCCCAGAACTCATCACCTTGTTTCTTAGAAGCTGGTCTATCATCAGGATTGCTGACGAACTTGCTGAATAATGGAATATCAGCCACCTTGATTTCCTTCGGGTCGTTGAGTGACTTGGTAAGCACACCGAGCACCTGACTGCCCATGGTGTAAGCACCACCGAGGTAAGAAGACAAAACATGGTCAACCACAGCAGGGTTATTCAGATTGTATCTTGGGTTACCCAAAGCATCCCATTTGTTCTGCTGCACATCAGGATAATCGTTTCCGATTGAGTTCATCATCCTTGATGCACGAACCAACCAATCAGGAGTGCCCACGTATGCCTTGGTAAAGTTCGGGTCATACTTGTTATACTCTGTCTCCTTGAATAATGGCTTGCCAGTAAAGTCAACATTGAAAGCCAACTCAAAGATAGGACGGACGGCATTAGGCATCAGACTGACCGCAATATTTCCGTCATATCCAGTCGGGTCGAGCGGAAGCATATCCACCACCTGACCGAGCAAGTCTTCTGCATACTGGCTCCAACTCTCCTCAGCCAACTTGCCACCCATCATATTGGATGCAATCATATCACCTACTCCATAGAAAGCACGGAACTCCTGAGCAAGCGGTATCTTGATAAACTCATGAGTGAACGGAAACCACATAATAAGGTTATTTCGTCTATCCCACTTGGTGAACTGCCAGTACTTCTTCGAAATATCCTTGTACCATTTCTTATCATCACCATCGCCACCACCGAAAGCAGCAGCTATCTGCATCAAGGCTGCATTAACGATAGGAACCAGCACACCGCTCGCTATCCACGATGCAGTTACAGCCATGAATTTGAAAGGATGATGCTTGCCAAGCGCACCCAAGGTCTGCAAACTCTGTACCGCTGGGTTGATGAAGAGATAGAGATTTCTAATCATCTGCCAGCCATATTCGCCAGTACCCTTGCGGTTGAAGTTCAGGGTAACGTCCTTGGCATCATTCACAGCCTCATCAATGGAACGTCCATACTGAATAGAGGTCATGTAGATAGCGAATCGGTTGCTATCCTCAATCATTCTATTCAGGAACTCAATAACATCCATGATGGTGTGCCCTACCTTAACTGGGTTCGCCTTCCATCTATCCAAATCCTTCAAGTCATTCTTGAATTTCTTCTTCAAGTCTTCCACGTCAAGTGAAGATACAAAGCCAGTCTCGCCACCATTCATCATGAAGTCATAGAACATCTGTTCCTTTGGAGTAGCGTTTCCGTTGCTTACCTTCTCCCTTAACTTTCCGTTCTGATAATCTTTCAGCATGAATCCGAGATTCCAAGAGGTAGCAAGATTCTTTCTGAGCAGATAGTTGTACTTAGCATCCTCACGGATAGCTGTAGATGCAAGGGTCATGGTCAGGTCTCGGAAGTAGTTGGAAGGAATGAAGAGAGGCGAAAGACTTGTATAGGCAGCAGCCATCTTTCTGCCCAACCAAGCAGCAGCCCTATCCAGTTTGCCGCTCTGAATCTCTCTTACTCGGTGTGCTCTTGTATTGTTCATCGCCTGAGCCAACTGAGGGTCGCCATTCACATAGATAACGTACTCCTCGCCATCCTTCATCACTCTTACCTCATGTTCTCTCTCCTCGCTATGAGTCTGAGGATAGGCTATGTTCAATCCGTCTCTCTTCTGAGTAGCATTGCCAGTCTGAGCCATCTGCTCCATCTTCTTCTCGAAAGCATCAATGGCAGCCTTCACCTGATTGCTATCCATCTGAGAAGTAATCTGAGGTGTAGCAGGAATCCACTCCTCGTTGCCGTTATCATCCACACTCTTCACGTACCAAGCCTTGCTCAGGGTAAGAAGAGAGGTAGGATGATTCTGTGCCAAGAGCATCAGGTGTTGCTTCACCCAGTTCTTGTTGTTCAGCAGGATTCCACTCTCTGCCATGTTCTCGATGTATGCGATAGGGTCATCAGCGATAGAGGTTCGTCCGTGCGCCTTCTTCAAAGTCTGATTAAACGCACCCTTGCCGCCACCGATATAGTCCCATACTTGGTCGGCAGTAGTGCCATCCCAGCCACGGAGAGGAATATAATGGCTATACATATCTCGCACATACTGATAAGTATCTTTGCTCATCATACCAACCTTGTAGCCATCACGGAGAATCTTCTTGGTAGCCGCATTCGTTGCATCCCAGAGGTTGTGAGTCTCGGTTACATACTTACTCTCAATATCCTTTATCAGTTTGTGGGCAGCTTCCTCGAAGTCTGAGCCATCAAATAGAGCAGACAAGCCTGAGTAATCGTAGGCGATACCCATCTTATCATAACGATAGTTCATATAGGATGGAGAGTATTTCGTTCTGAGAGCATTATCTCTCTGTCTCCAAGTATTGAAATCCACTCTTCCATACTCCAAGTCGCTATCATTAATGATACGATTCATATCACCCTTGTAAGCCTTGTATGCAGCACTTCTCTGAGCCACGTCCTCATAGTCTGCTTCCAGAGACTTCTTGAAAGCCATCTGTGCATCACGCTCCAAACCATGCTTAGCCATCATGTAGATACGAACATTATCATAGCTATCGCCCAGTACCTTCTTCATCTGATGATAAGCCTTTCTGAGTGGCTGTAAGAACTCGTTGTTGTATTCCTCAAACTCGTTCTTGCCCTTGCCATGGCTTCGGTTCTCGGCAGTATAGGCATCCTCAGCCATGTTCAGGCGGTCAACACCCACTTCCTTCATGATAGCTTCCTGAGCCTTGCGGATAGCCAGCATACTATCTTGGAAGGCGATACGTTTGAGCACAGAGCCACGCTGCAACTCTCGGTTGAACTCTCCAAGGGCAGTATCATCACTCAGAAGATGCTGCTCGTAGGTTGGAGCGGTCTTCCACAGAGCCATCTGTTTGCGGTACTCGTCCACTCTCCTCAGGAAGTCAACGGCACTCTCACCAGCGTTGCGTTGTGGGATGGTTGGTCTCTGTGCATCCTTTGGCAGATTATTATCCTTCTTCCACTGGTTCAGGTCATGCTCAAACTTGTCATAGCGCAAGGAGAATCGAGTATTACCATTCAGACCGAAATCCGTCTCTTCGATATTGTTCATGGAAATATAATCAATATTCTTATTGAAATCATCCATGATGTCACTGAGAGCCTTATCCATCTTTGACTTGTCTGAGACCTCAAAGAGCCTTCTCAGAGCATTCTTGATAGCTTGCCATAAAGAAATATCACCAACCCTCTTCAACTCATTAGCTGCATTCAGGATTCTTTCTCCATAAGGAATGCTGAGTATTCTTCTCTGCTTAGCATCAGCCATTTCAGCAGCAAACTCATACTCATCCTTACCTCCATAATCACGATAGTTGTCTTCTTCCCAAACCAGTCTTCGGTCAGCCTTATACGCATCATAAGTATTAATGATGGTATTCACAGCTTCAATCTGCTTAGGTGTAAGCATACCATCAGCCATACCTTTCTTTACGAGATTGATAGAACCAATTGTTGCTTGATGAATCATTTCGTGAAGGATAGTGTGAGCCAACTCTGATTGTGGTGTAGATGTTCTGGTCATTGTGTCAATGAATAGAGATATATCTCTATCTGTACCTGCAAAACCCAAGTCACCTTCTTGCTTAGCATTGTCAACACCACCAAACTCAGCACCAACCTGAACTAAAATCTTCCTCGCTTTTCCATAGAGTTCACGTAATTCTCCTCTATTTGTTTCGTTTCCAAGTGTATCTTCAAACGCTCTATCAACCATATCAAGAGAGGTTTGTCTTCCTCCCTGCAATCCATAAGTTTCTGAGAGATACTTTGCTCTAACGTCTCTATACTCCAGTTCTCGTTCTGCTGTAGCTTCGGTAATTCGATGTCTCGCATCTGTAATTCCATAAGTACTTCCCTCACGATTCTCTTCTCGTAAGTTTTTCCGTCTCCAGTTCTCATTGCTTTTCAGTTCTTGATTAATATCCTCTCTGCGCATCTTGGAGAAATCAGATAAGTCTTGATCAATATAATTAGATACAAGTCTCTTATCACGTTCTGCAACCTTATTCATTACTTCCTTGATAGCAGAGTCATACTTCTTTTCTATCTGCGAAGATACTCTTTTATCCACATCTGTAGGAATAATACGAGAATCTTTAACGTTATTTGTCTTTTTAAGACTGAATTTAGGGTCAGAACCAGTAAGCAGAGGAGCAATAACGTGTTCTGTCAACTGGGTAGGTATTCCGTTGCCGATGATGGTATGGCTCAGGTTCTCGGAGAATGGCATCTTGTAATCATCGCTCACTCCTGATACTCTTGCGAGCACTCTGCCCATGGCACGATATACCTTACCGTCAGGCATCACAATCACATCACCGCTCTTTGTTCGGAGTGTTGGCAGCAGTTCATCAGCGAAGGCATGAGGAACCTTTCCGTCAGCATAGGCACTACCCATCACATATAATGGCTTGTCAATGTTTCTCCAGTCAATGCCATCAGCCTTCAAGCGAATATCCATCCAAGGAGCCACACCATTCTTCTTCTCGGTCAAGGTAGGGATAATATCAGCCACAGCTTCATACCATCCGCTCTTGTGTGCCATCTTCTTTGGCTTGTCAGGAAGTTTACCATCACGAACCGCACGGACAATCAATCTCTCTCGGTTGGTGTAGCCGCCATAGTCAGCAGCGTTATACACATCTGCATCCCAAGTATATCCGTTGGCATCCAGAGCATCCGTGATAATATTCATCGCTTCCGAATCCTTATACCCCTTCACATTCTCAATGGTCACCACCTTTGGCTTAATAGCATTGATGAACTCGGCAGTACTAGCAGCAGTCTCCTTGTCAAGTTCCACCTCAGCGTGGTTACTCTTCGCCTGAGAGTAGTTCTTGCAGACTGGGCTGGCATGGAAGTACTCCACCTCACCATCTATCTGCTTGACCAACTCTTTAGGGTCAACGTCACGAACATCAGCAGTAACGATGTGCTGCCCGAAGTTATTGCGATATACACCGCTTATCTTCTCGTCATACTCCACTGCCACCACTGGGTCGATGATACCCTTCAAGCCTTCCTCAACAAGACCGCCACCACTAAAGTAGGTTCCAGCCTTAATGAGAGTTCCATCAAGATTCTTCAAAGAAAACTTAGGGTCACGCTCAATAGCTTCTGCAATATGAATAGTCTTCTTGTTGGCTTGTTTCCATCCCTCAGGTTTCTCCATCATAGATTTCAGAGAGAAACGAATATTGTCGCTACTATTGATAGCATCCATAGTAACCTTCTGTCTATCCTCGGCATTTCCACGCTCATAGCTGCTCACATCAATACCTGCCATCTTCAAGGCATCTATCACATCGCTTGGAGTATCGTTTGGAACGATAGCCTTCTCAAACTCGTCAAGACCGTATGGGCGCATAAACTTGGTTTCAAAGTAGATGGAAGGCTTCTCATTTTTTACAGCATCAATAAGTTCATTCAACTTGTCGATGTCCTCGTCTGTCAAGTCCACACCATACTCATCCTTGGCATATTTCTTTGGATTCTTCTGTGTGGCAGCATCTTCCAATCTGTCCATGCCATAGCTTTCAAATGGTTCTGCATCAGGTTGCATCTTGTCAGCCAACTCATCATATACAGGTTGCCATTTCTCTTGGAACTTCTCAACGTCCTCATAGTTTCCTGTGAGATTACCCTTCTTCTTTCTGATTTGGTCAAGAGTCCCCATCGGTTTCAATATAGATGCAACGAAATGACTGAAAGAAGCCGAACCAACGGAAGCATTCTTGCCATCTTGTTTCATTACCTTCACCGCATTCTCAACGGTGTTAGGCAAATACTTGCGGTTGCCATCATCCTTATATCCTGCAAAGATTACCTCCTCCACTTGGTAGCGGTCATTGAGTTTTCCTTTCCATGAATCGAAGTCTTCCTTCATGCCTTTGTCCTGAATGTATTGTTGTGCAGCTTTCATCGTTGCATTCTCATCCACCTTACCAGAAGTCTCCGCATCACGCAGTATGCCATCAACGAAACGAGACAAAGCCCCATAGTCATAGCCATGTTCCTTCATCCAATCAACATCAAGTTGTTTGTCCTTGGAAATATTGGAGTTAGGTCTTTTCTTGATAAACTCCTCGTCTTTCTTAATGAATTTCTTGATGTCATTGTCAAACTCTTCCTTATTGCCATCATACACCTCACGAATAAACAAGTCAAGGAGTTTCTCCTTTTGCTCATCCGTAGTATTATAGATACCATTTAATTTTCCCAAGATACCCTTCACCTCATCATGAAGTTCCTTTGGATATTTGCCTTCAACATGAACCAACTCAGGAGCTTTTCCTTTCTCATGCAAATAGAGATAAGCTAAACTGTTTGTATCACGACCATCCATGAAGCTGTTGATGGCATTTCTTGTGAGACTTTGCATTTCCTTTGGAACGGATTCTATGTCGTCGTAAGCGACATCACCACCATTGCCACCAAACTTCTTTTCTACTGGAGGATAGATAGGAGTCCATGCATCTGCGGCATAAGTGCCGATGTTCTTTCCAGTCCTCTTTGCTATCTTCTCTGCCTTCGGTATCAAGGTTATCTCTCCATAGCCAGAATATATTCCATTCTTAGAGTCAATCACACCCATGGAAGGTGCGGCAAAGCCACCTTGCTTGATAGCCTTGCGAAGCTTATCAAGACTGATGTTGTGCATACCAAACATAGTCTTCTCATCTTTCAAAGAATAGCGTACATCTGCATTATTCTCATTGAATCTCTGAGACAAAGGAATCACATTGCCATTATCATCATAGGTAACGGCATCAAGCAACTTTCGGTTGTTCTTGGTGTTCTTATATGCGAAGTCTGTGTCATTAACATAGTCTTCCTCACGACCATAGCCCCATTCAGCTATATCGTTACCATCCCACCATATTTCATCAACAGGAACTTTCTGTTCAATAATATTGAAGTTATCACCCCAACCATGAACCTTAGCATTATCAACCGCATAAGCACGACTTGGAGTAACCCAATCACCATTTCTGAAAGAACCTTCCTTAACATCAGAAGGAACACTTCTATACATGGTAATAGTCTCACTCTTCTTCTGGATAGCGTTACGCACGTTATCAATAGCCTCCTTGCGCATAGGGTCAGCTGCACGATAATTACGAGGGTCTAATGCTATGAAATCGAGATTCATCGCATCTATACCACGATGGATATAATCACCCAAAGTTTGGTCTCCGTCATATTCATCATTATCCCACGCCTCCTTGCGCTCTTCCTTGGTCAAGAAGTAGCCATTGCCCCAAGGTGCAGAACCATTGAAGGCAGAAGTGCCCTGATAGCTGGAATCGGTAGAATAGCCAGCAGCCTCGGCAGCTTCATTCACCATTTTCTGAGCCTTTTCCATGTCGCCATTTTCCACCGCTTTAAGATATTCATCATCCTTCAATGAAAACTTTTCTCCATTTTCCTTGGCAGTTTCAGAAGAATTGTCTATCTTTGCAGCAGAACCTTCGGTTTGGGAGAGAGCGGTGTCACCTTCCAACGAAGTAGCGGCAGTGTCTGTCCTCTTGTCGCTTGCCGAAGTTTCCTTTTTAAATGCAGTCAACAACCAAGACTTTCTTTCTCCATCCCAAGTAAGACGAACTCCAGCCTTATGGGTTTCGCTTTCCAAGTTTACACGATTCTTACTGCTTGAAACTACACGCATATCATTCAGAATCTCTTGCAAATTATCAAGAACCTCAGGATGATACTTCACAAGTTTAGAAAGACCATAGCCATCACTATGCCCAGTTCCTTCTTTGCCCCATACCAAATCAATATCACCAATATCCTTATGATGAAGAGCACCAACAGCTTCTCCACCACGAACCTTCTTCAAGAACTCGATTGCAGCCTTAGCTTTTCCACGGAACTGATTGTATATATTTCCAAAAGCACCAACACCAACTGGCTTAATATCATCCAAAGATTGGCGAGGTTCAGCTACAGACTGCGCTTGCGAGAACTTCACCTTAGCATAGTCAGCAAATGGCTTTAGCTTACGATTGCTCGCATCTAGCCACTTGTCGAACTCATCCTTACTTACTCCAGTAATATTTCCAAGACCTTGCCAACCATCGCTATAGTTGGCGAGATAAGACTTTTTGGCATCATCCATGGAGTCATAGCCATACATTACCTTATGCTCATCAAACGAGCCATCAGGATTCACTTGGTCAACGACAAACACATCACCATTCCAATTATCAAGGTCTGCCTTGTCGTTAATAAACATATCCAGATGGTCGCCATCCTTACCAAACTTACCACGGATATAGCCATAGGTATCGTGCATGGTTACTTTCCACTCTTTGCCATTAGCATCCTTGCCTGAGCGAGTCGAACCTTTTGGGTTTTCTATTGTGTAATCATAGCCACCGAACTTGATGTGTCCTTTCTTATAGTTGCCACTCTCCTTCTGCGCATCAGATGGATTGGTTTCTGTCTCGTCAATGGCAGACTTCAAACGGAGAGAGAACTTAGTATGACTAATAATCTGAGCGTTGTTCTCATCAAAGATAACATAGTTCATCTTGCCTTCCTTGTTGCCACCAGCGTTGCGCTTGGCGATAACCTTCACACCATCAATCCCCATATCCTTAAGGAATAGGCTAGCTTTCTTCTGTTCTCCTAAGTAATAAGACAAATCCCGATACAGACCACCACCAGTAGCGGAATGCTTAAGGTATGTGTCAGCCATTTCCTCCTTGTTGACGGTGTAATCAGCCTCTTCCTTAATCTGATCATCGTTAAATCCTGCTTTGCGCATTTTATCCACGAAGTCCTCTCTGCGCTCATTGTACAATCTATCAAGAACCTTCTCCTTCAATCCGTCTGGTGCTTTTCCGTCCCATTCAATATAGTTACTACCAGTATCGTCAGGAATCTCAACGGTGTAAAGATTACGCTCAGGCTCAGGAATGGCATCAAGACGTTTCTTTGCCTCATCCATTTCTTTCTTCGCCTTACCCATTTCAGCCTTTTCATCCTGCAACTTATCTTGGTTCTCTTTCAAAGCTCTTTCTGTGTCAGCCACTCTCGCCTCGAACTCATCAATCCAATTCTTGCGATTGCTTTCCTTAGCTTTGACAAGTTGTTCCTTAGCCCATTTTAGTGTATTATTCAACTTGTCTATATCTTGCATACGGAAGTCGTAAGTACCTTTTGCGAAGTTATAAGAAGACTTGGCTGTGTCATACTCAAACTTTGCAGAAGAGTATTCAGTATTCCGCTTTGCCGCATTCTGCTTAGCATAAGCCTTGGCAATACCTTCCACCTCGGTCACATAGGTTCCCCAGCCGTAAGCCTGAGCACCCTCACCACTACCCATGAAGGAGTGGTCAAAGTGGTCAAATGATGATTGGGAACCGTGATAAGTCTTGATAGAGAACTTGGTATGCTCAGTAATCTTCATGTCCTCTGGCTCAAAGATAACATAGTTGGTATCGCCCTTTTTAGCACCACCAAAGTTACGTCCAGCCTTATACTTAATGCCAGTAAAGCCAACAGAAGATAGGAACTTGCTTATCCCTTTAGTTTTTTCAGGCAAATCATACTCTGTTCCAGTTAACCCAATATACAGAGTACTATTGTAAACATTTTCTCCAGTTCTCTCTAAAGACTGACCTTTGCTTTCTAACGTCTTAATACCTACACCAAGATGCTCCAACCCTTCACGAATGGAATCCTGCTGCTTTTTACTCAAAGGCTTATCCCAATCCAGATAGTTGCTGCCATTATCATCAGGTATATCCACCTCATAGAGATTGTGGTATGGCTCAGCCAACTTCTTCATTTCATTGTAGTAGTCAATCTTTTCCTGCTCTGTAAACTTGTCATTCATGGCTATTTGCTTATCACCATGCAGGAATGATTCTAGAGTAGGATATTTCTTAGCGAACCTTGTACCATTAGAACGCTGAATGCGAAAATATGCCTTAGAAGGGTCATTATCCATCAGAGTAGCATAACTCTTGCCAATCTTCTTGGATGAAGTAACATAGCCACCCCAACCGAATACTTGTGAGCCAGCACCATCGCCCATGTGGTCGAAGTCAAAATCAGTGAAGTCAGAACCACTACCATGGTACACCTTCAACGAGAACTTAGGAGCATCAGCTATCTCCTGATTGATGCTGTTCACAACATCATCAGTAACAATATCGCCCTCCTGAATCTGCTGAGGTTCACGACCAGCATTCTTCACAAGTTCCGCTTGCTCTGCTCTGGTCAAGATACGATTCACCTTCATCGCACCAGTAATCACCCAAGGGTCAGTCTCAGGGTTCGGGTTGGTACGATACATATAATAGCCATCAGTAGGCAGATGTTTCAAGCCAGCAAGAGAATGCTGATACTTACCCGATGGATTGATACCCTCTTGGCGAGCTTCCTCCTGATAATCTACATCAGCAGCATACTCCACCTCAGCGAAGACAAAGTTCTTAGGGAAGAGAGTCTTATTGCCCTCAGCATCCTTGCGGTTGAACTGGATAGCGTAAGGCACGACACCAAGATGCCAGCCTGGTCTATAGGCTAACTTACCACTACCGCCTTGTGTTCCCTTGCCGCCCTGCTTAACCTGAGGTCTGCCAGTCTTGCTTTCTCCTGCAATAGGAGCCGCATCAGCATCGAGCCACACACCAACTGGAGTAGCAGCACCATCAGGGTTCGCTACCATTGGTGGATAGAGTTTGCCATCCTTTAGCACGAACACCTTGTAGCCGACACCCTTCTTCTTAGGTTCAGGCTTTTGACGGAGAGAGAAGGAAACATCTTCGCCAGTCTCAGAGTTTGTTACCTCACCATTGGCAGTCTTCACGTAGGCTTGTTCAATGGAGCGGATGATGTTCTTGGTCACATCGCTATACTCAGTACCAAAGAATGCCAACTTAATCTTCTGCAATATCTCATGGATAGCAGCGAGCAGAGGATGAGACATCTTCATAGCGAGAGTGTGAGCCAAGTTGAGGTCACGAATCATTTCACCTACCGCATCAGCAACAACCTCCTCAGCATAGTAATCTCTATTACGTCCAGAGAATCCAGCATCAGAATATCTCTGCATAGTCTCATTTACCGCCTTGTCGAAGGCATCAGAGCCATAGGTATCAAGCACAAGCTGAGTCAACTCATTGTATGCAGCAGGGTTCAGGTTCTTGATTTGGTGAGTCATTTCGTGACCGAAGATGAACTGGGCACCTTCCGTGATGGAAGAGTCAAGAGTGATGAAGATTGTACGATGAACGTTGCCATCAGCATCCTTGGTCTCCTGAATCCAGCCGTTGCCCAACTTGTCGGAGTACTGCCACTGAATGTTGGCACCCATCATCTTAGCCAGTCTATCGAAAGCCTTGCGAGTTTTCTGCCCCACGATATTGTCAACGACCTTCATATCATCCACCTTATTCTTCTCCACGTCAGCAGCACGCTCAGATGTTGTCTGCTGCTTGCCATTCTCCTTAGCAGAGAAAGGAAGGTTAGCCTCATCAAGTTGTTCACCAAAAGGCTTCTCATCCGTTGCATCCCCAGGAGCTTCAATAGCCTTGCTCCCCTCCTTTAGTTTGTCAGGGAACTTTGTCTGCTCATTATCCTCGGTCTTCTCTTCCTTAGCCTTTTTGTTCTCCTCTTCTGCTTTCTTCTCCAGTTCTGCCTTTTTCTTTTCTTCCTCCTCCTTAGCTTTCTGTTGCTCGTAATATGTAGCATTCTCAGCAGCAGTCCTTTCTTCTTCAATGAGTTTCTCTGCCTGAGCGATACGAATGTTCTCAACATAACTTCTTGCTTCCGAAGCCTTGAACCCACTTGTGAGTACACCGATAAGTGCGTTACGAATATCCTGAGTGTTGAGCGAATCAAGGTTGGATGGGCGATTTTCCCACAAGCTATGCACAAGGTTGTCAATGGTAGTACCCTTGCCATCAGCAGCGAGCAACTGGGTCTTGGCAAAGTCTTCTCTGCTCAATCCAGTCTCCTGCTTAACACCCTTGCTTGTTTCTGTCCCCTCGTAATTGATAGAGTGAGCACCGAGATTGCTAGCTACATACTCCTCAGCAGTAAGCGGAATCGTATCTGTCACATCAATGCCAGTACCATCATACAGACGATGAAGGAGAGAGCCAACCGTCTCTTTATAGATTTGAGCAACCGCATCAGCGTCATCCTTGACAGAACTCTTCAAGCGAGCGAACTTTCTTCTTGCCTTCTCAATGAGGTTCTTTCTGCCCTCAGCAGTATCTTCCACCTTGGATAGTTGTCGCTCATTATAGGCATCACGGATAGCGACAGCAGAGTTATAAGCCGCCTGAGCATCAGCAATAGCCTTCTCCTTAGCATCCTTGGAAGCCTTCTGTTCCACGAAAGTCTTACCCTTCACGGTCATGTTGTTAGCCTTGTCGAGTGCCTTCTTTGCATCAGATACCCATCCGCTAATTACGTTATCAGCATCCTCACCAAACTGAGAGTCATACAACTCAGCAGTCTGTTCGGCAGTCAGCTTTGAGAAGTCAGGATTGCCATCCTCCAGCATTGGAACCTCAGTACCATCTTCAAGAGTCATGGCAGGAGTCTGTTCTGTTGCAGGAGTCTCAGCAGATTCAGGAGCAGCAGTCTCCTCTGCTGGAGCAGCAGTCTCGCCCTCTATTGTCGGAGTCTCCACCTCTTTCTCACCTCCATTCTCTCCACTATTATCCTCTATCATTGAGGATTCAGGCATAGCTTTTTTGTATTCATCGAGCGACATAGAAGAGATTGTAGCCACATCTTCTTTGTTCACAGCACGAGGAACAATAGTACCATCACTCTTCAACTCAACCACCTTAGCCTTGGCACCAGTATCACGGATAAGGAATAACTTAGAGTCAGGGTATTTGGTATTACCATCCTCATCAAGTACATCAACGAGCACAACGTTGCCATCATCATTGAGAATCTGATTGAAATCAAATGAAGGTTGAGTCTCTTCTGTCTCCTGAGTCTGCTGTTCAGCACGTTCTTTCTCTATCTGCTCACGCTCAGCCTTGGCAGCTTCCAATCTCTTCTGATCTTCCATATCTTTCATCTGCTGCAAGTCTGCAAACGAATATGGTATCTGTACATTTTCGCCCTTAACAAGTTCTGTAGGTACATTACCATCAATAGTAATCATGGCAGTACCATCACCATTATCAGCGAGCACTTCATAAGTATGCTCTGTTCCATCTGCATCAGTAACAGAGAACTGGGAGCCAACCTCTACAGTTCCGTCAATGATGCCAGCAATCTTCTTGATAGCATTTTCCTTTGCATCATTAATAGCCTGAGCCTTCACGTCAGCAGCAGGGAGTTCTTCGATGAGGTCAGCGAACATCATAGCATCAGCGTGTTCCTTTCTGCCAGTTGTCGGGTCATAGTAGATAATCATATCATCGCTATTACCAACGTCTATAGAGCCATCATCATGAGTGGCAATATTACCACTTATGATATACACCTCATAGTCTTCCAATCCACCAGTTGCCTTGAAGGTTGCCTTACGGACGGTTCCACGACTCAGGTCAGTCATGTTATCCGTTTCCATAGCCGCCTGATGCGCTGCCATATCAACTTCGTCTTGTGCTCCATCCATCACACCCTGATACTTGGCAGTAGATACTTGGTAATCGTAGATAGCTTGGTCAAGTTTATCATTCTGACCAGTCATAGCCTCCAAGTCTTCATCTGCCATATCATGTAGCTGCTCTGGAGTAACATGCAACATGGCTGCAAGTTCATTCGCCTTGTCGTTTTGCTCCAACTGGATATTGTGTTTGTCTGCATCATCAGCATCATGCCCCTCAGAATAAGCGTTGTCAATATCTGCCTGATGCTGTTCCTCAGGTGTTGTAGGCTCATTGGCAATCTCCTTGGCATTCATTTCGGCAGTCTTTGCAATATTGTAGCCACGCATCTTCATCAGGTTCACACCATAATTGACAGCAGCATTAATCTGCTCCTTGTTCATGGTATCTCTCTGTCTGAGAATATCAGCGAGCACACCACCCATCTGCTCGTTGGTTGCATTGTCTATCTTGTCCTTGATGTCTGCCCAGTTATCGCCAAAAAGACTCTGTGCATCGTTATCAGCCACGTTAACCTTGTTGCGGAATCGGTAGTACTGAGCACGATTGTAGATGCCTTTTATAGGTCGGGAGCCAGCACCCATCGCATACATAGAGCCAACAGAGATAGCCATACCACCGATAATGTCGAGTTGTTGTTTAGCATCACCAAGGTCGGAGAAATTATTATCTCCATCCAGCAAAGCGTGAAGAGGAATACCAATCTCTTCCTCCATCACTTCCTCACCGAAACCATTGATGCCGAACTTCTCCATCCACTTCTTGGAATTGGTGTACCATCCACTCTTTCCGATATTCTTGAAGAACTGTGCAGTCCCATCCATTCCATGCTTTTCCATCGCAGCGATAGCACCCTTCTTGATGCCATAGTTGTGACCAAACAGTTTTTCTGTATAGTTCTCCACCATGGCAGAGGTCAGACCCTTATAGAGTGCAGTACCAATGGACTCGCCACCCTCATGCAGGAGGTTTCCGTTTTCGTCAAAGGTGCCGAACTTATAATCACCCTTCTCATCCTGATAAAGATTACCCAGATGTCGCTGCATGATGTCTGCTCCAGTCTTCATCGCTTGCTCAGTTCCAGCCATCGCATACGAGCCGATTATATCGCCAGCCACGATACCAGTGTTCTTCAAGATTGCAGCACTCACCTTGCCCATGCCACGCTTAGCTGCAATCTTCAACGCTCCACTACTGATTCCCTTGGTAATGCCACCATAACCGCCAGTCAGGAAGAAGTCAGCCATAAACGGTAGAGACTGCCCTGCAATCTTCGTCCAGCGATAGATATTACCCATCTTCTCGTCTTCGAGAGCCGCAGCAGCATCCGCACCCAGTTTACTCTTCAGGAGAATATTGTCAGAACCAGAGAGAGGAATATTGTTATCCATCTTTGTCTTGATACGCTCCATCTGCCCCATGGTTGCGAAGTCAGTCAGACCAAAATCCCAAGTCTTAGCCGTGAATACAGTATTGTCAAGAGCCTTCAAGGCATCCTCTCCCCAGCTACTTGTAGGATATTGTTTCACCGCTTCCAGCGCACCAATCTGCTCAGTAACCAGAGAAAGAGAGGTTGCCAACTTATTTCTATAGTCACTCTGCTGAGCAGTTCTTCCGTTACCTGCACCGATACTAGCACCATAAGAGAGCAAAGGATTTCCGTGTTGGCGATTATCCTCAGCGATAAGAGCCTCAATCTCCTTCTTTCGGGCATAGGCATCAGCCAGTTTCTTGTCAAACTGCCTTTGAGCACCTTCCTCAGTAAGGTAGGTTCCATTCTTTCCGATGTTCTCCTGCAAGTCATAGTTTCCGTTCTTGTCACGCACATCTAAAACAGATGGTATCTCACCTGTATCTACCGCTTGCTGATAAGAGTTATTCTGCTCATCTAGGATAGCTTGTTTCTGCTCAGCTTCATTCTGAGTATAGGCATTATCATTGTCCGAGGTAACGTATGCCCCAGCCTTCCCAGTCTCAGGATTGTAAGCGAAATCATCCTTCACCACATTGTTTGCATCACCACCAAAAGCAGTCTTATGTGTACCCAAGTTCACACGACCGAAATCCTTTTGCTGCTTCTGCTTGCGTTGTTTTAGTCTGTTGTATCTTCCGACATTGTTCATTGTCTGCTGAGCACTAGCCGAGATAGCTGCTGCCCCAGCCGAGAAACGAGCACGGTCAGCAGCACTCATAGGAACACTACCGCCCTTCGCTCTAGATGAAGTCTTACTACGAGGTTCAAAAAGTGCAGAGTAGAATCGCTCATAGGTATCAGGAACATCAAAGTTCTGAGCCTTCAAGTTCTCATAGATAGCGTGTCTGTTATCTGCACCGCTCTTTCCGTCTCTTGTCAGGGCACTTTCAAACTTATCGTAATCGTTAGGCACATCATAGTTCTGCGCTTTCAGATTCTTATATAAAGTGTATAATGGTCTTTCTGCCATGATATATGTATATTATTAATTAACACTACCAGTTCACACCTGTCTTCTTCTTACCACCCTTGTTGGATGATGAAGATGGTGTATGATTCTGCTTAGTCTTACCATGCTTACGCTGATAAGCAATCTTCTGAGCCTTCTTCCCAGCCGCAGTCTTCGGTGAGTAACCCATCTTCTTCACTTCCCTTGCAGCCTCAGCCATACCCTCAGGGTCTTTTTCCATTAAATCCATGTACTCATCTACCTCTCCTGAGTATGAGCCAGTTCTTGAACTGCCACCACCCGACGACTTGTTAGCACGCATACGACCAGTCTCAGCATTCATACGCTGTATAGCCTCCTGCGCTTGCCAGTGAGAAATCTGTCCGTCAGCCAGAGCCTTCTTGATAGCCAAGACTGCCTTCTTGTAATCAGCATCAGTCTGATACTTCATCTTCGATAAGTCAAGTCTTCTGTTACCTTGGTCAATTCTCTGCTGCCCTAGGTCATTCTTCGCCTTATTATTATCATTCATCATATCGTGATACCTGATTTGTTCCGCAAGAGTCAGGTTGTTCTTGCGAGCTTCCTCATCAAGAGCCATCGCCCTCTGATAACCAGTTAGCCATGCCGCCCGATTCCTTTCTCTCTGAGCATCCATATACTCCTTGCGCTTATTCACAACCTGAGTCATGTCCGACTCTGGGTTGTGTACTACCTTTGCACCTCTAGTAGAGAAGTAGATATTGCTGAGCGCACGGAGACCATCACCCAGTGCAGCGATACGAGCCTTCGTGCGTTCCTTTTTCTCTCTATTCGCCTTCTGTTCGGCAGTCTCCTCACGCTCAGGATTCAGCATCTTATACATGTCCGCATAAGATAGCTGCTTAGGCTGAGGTTTCTGTTCATCCTTCTTAACGATAGGAACGGAAGGCTTGTCTGTAGGAATAGAGCCATTCAGCATACCCTCAGCAGTCTGCTGGTTCATCCTTGCAGCCTGTTCGTGCGCATCCTTTGGAGGAGTAAGTTGCTCTCCTTTCCCTTGCAACATAGCTTGTGCGGTGTTCATATTCATCTGCTCAGGACTCGCCTTTTGTGCAGCATCCACACCACTCTGTTGCTTGTTGAGTACACTCTTCGTAGTCTTCAAGCCATTGTTGTTCCTTAACATATCTGATGCTTTCATAGGCTATGCTTTAATCTTCTTTGGCGCATTGTCACCAACCATATTATTCAAGTCACTCGCTACTTGCTGCTGGGTAGGAGCAACACCAACCTTGGCATCCAAGTTAGCCATATCTGTATCGGTAGGCGATGCCATGTCAGGACGCTTAGGAGCCTTGCTACTACCGCCACCACTATCAAGCGAAGCAGCGATGTTGGCAGCAGTACCAGCCACACCAGCAGCAACGTTAGCAGTATCAGCAGACTTCTCGGCTTCCATCTGCATCTGTTGTCCCTGAATTGAACGCTTATTCTGCTGATACTGCTGCTCGATAGCATCCTTGCGAGCTTCGTTTGCAGCTACAATCTGAGAGGTCGTATCAGCAAGAGTCTTGTTGTTCGCCTCCTTTACCGCAGTAGTGGAGTCTTCCGTACCGCCCATCACGGCTTGTCTGCCCTTAGCTGCTCTGTTTCTGTTCTTAATCTGCTCCTGCATCTGAGTGAGCAACCTTACTGTATCGGCACGTTTGGTAGGGTCTTCATTATATTTCCTGTCATACCATGCCTGATTTTCTCTCTGCTGCTGGGCAAGCATCTGCTCCTGCTTACGTCTCGCCTTGCGGTTAGCTATACCGCCAGCGATACTGCTTGCAAGTCCAAGTCCAGCACCTATTAATGCACCTATCATATATATGAAATTAAAATTATTAATAATGATACAAAGATAATCATACCTTATATTATAGAAACCTTATCTATTAATTAAGGTGTCTGCAATTCCACAAAGTTAATGGATAAGGTTAGCACATATCAGGATATAGCTATCTTTGCAACCAAATAGTTTTGGAAATGGCAGCAGGCAGAAATACTAAAGGTCAGTTCGAGAAAGGTCGAGCAAAGACTGGCGGAAAACAGAAAGGTTACGAGTCTCCTATTACGAAGGAGTTTCGTGAGTTGTGTGCTGACTTTACAAGAGAGGCTTGGGAAGACTTCCTGATTGCTTGGAATAAATGTGAGCCGAAGGATAAGGTCACATCATTCATCAAGATATTGGAGTTCAACTGCCCTAAGCTACAGACTGTCACTCTTGATGATAAGCGTGAGGTTCACAATGCTCTCACCGAGAAGTTAAAACAGATGTCAGAAGAAGAAGGTTAGTGTTGTGCTTTAAATACATTTCATAAGTTTTTGATTAAGGTTAAAAGATTATTAGGACGACAATAGGGAATGCGTGAGCACTCCCTATTTTTTTATCAATATCAGCGACCACCTCTTGCCCTTCTATCTCCAGCCATATCCGTCTTGGAACCACGATTGACAGATGATGGCTTGTACCTGATACCTGACTTGGTGTGTGAAGCATCCATACCCTTGCGAGAAGCTGCCCCATACTTCTTGTCGTGTTCGGCATTATGACGAGCCAGTTCCCTACGCTTAGCCTTTTGCGAAGGAGAAGACTCGAAACGTGTGTCGTAAGCCGCTTTTCTCGCCCTTGCTGCTGGGTGAGTCTGATAATATTTAGCTGATTCTGATACCATAGTTAGTCTTTATCTTCCTTCAACGCATCATCAAGATACTTGTCAAGAGCCTTAATGCACTTATCTGGAATTTTATTTGCATCCTTGTTCTCTTTAACATAATCAATAGTACCGCCTACCCCATAGATGATAAGCAGGCTCTTTGTCGAAGGGATGAACACACACATAAGAAATCCTATTAATGTAGAAACTGCACTTAACTTTAAAAGTTTTAAGCAAATAGGAGGTTTATCGTAACCATCCAAAGTAGTAGTAACAAGTATTAACAACAAAAGAAGCATTGCTAAAAATGAAAGAACCGCAATACCCTCACCCAAACTATGTAGGTTGCCCAAAACACCTAACCAATATAATTCACTCATAATCTTAAAATTTTATTAGTTCAACAATATATACTATCCATTCTTTACCCATCCCCATAAGGGAGAGGGCAGCAGCAAGGAAAATCTTTATTTAATTATCAACTACTATAAGCAGTAGATTATTCCTTACTAAAGCCTACATAGAACAAAGTTACCCACTTTGTTTGATTCATCTATGTAGGGGTAGTGCCTTTCGGCAGATGGGCACCTGTTGTCAATGGATGGGACAGAGCAGGGTTTACCTACATGGATATATTCTATTAGACTGAGCAGTTTTATATATCGGTGATAAATCCGAAGAGGACTGCACGGATTGAACCTCGTATGTCTTGTCAAAAACTCTGGGATAAAAAAGAGTCCCAAAGTCTTGGTTGCAGCAAGAACTAAGGGACTCATATCTTGTAGGCTTATAAAAAAAAGCCTGAAAGGAGGACTACTTTAGTCTGTCAATCTGCAACATTAACGATGCAAAGATAGAAGCAATTTTTGAAACTACCAAATGTAAAAAAGTGTTGAATGTAAGAGAAATCGAAAATAGGTATTAGTAGTTATACAATGGGTGTATAATAGGTATTAGTGTTAATCTAAGTTAAAGTATTTTTGTGGATTGATTGTGAATAAAGTATAATTTGTATCTTTGCGCCAAGCATAGCAAACGAGTTTGCAAAGATTAACAATTCAAAGTTGCTATTTTGTTACTCGTTACTAATAAGACAAATAATAGTTAACTGATTATCAGTAACTTACAAATAACAAAAGGACAAAATGGACTTTTTACAGAGAAACCTTTCTACTAAGTAACAACTACAACCTATTATATATCTACTATATATGCAAATAGCTGAATATCAGCATTTTAAAATCAAAAAATACAAATTATTTAACAAATAGATATTAGTCGGTATATAGTAGATATATAGCAGTTTTGTTACTCGTTTGTTACTCATTTGTTACCGAAAACCTTGGCGGTAACAAAAATATTCCTTATCTTTGCGGCAGATTTAAATATTGTAGGCTTATGGGAAGGAAGAAAACAATCGAAAAAGAGCCAGTCACTATCAGATTCAAGGAACTGGCTAACGGAAACCAGAGCATCTATCTTGATATTTACCAAGATGGAAAGCGTAAGTATGAGTTCCTCAAACTATATCTTGTACCAGAAAAGGGAAGAGACAGAACCGAGGCGAGAAGAAAGAATGCCGAGACTATGGCTGTTGTTAATGTAATCAAGGCGCAGCGTGTGCTCGACATCAAGAACGGATTGGCAGGACTTGAAACCAACAAAAGCAAGATGAAACTCTTTGATGTGATCGACATCTTTGCAGAGAAGAAGGCGAAGACATCAACATCAGACAGCGACCCTAACAGAATCCTGAAAATCCTGAAAAAGCACCTCCTACTCTACAAGGGTGACCAAGTGCAAATGAAGGATATTGATAAGAACTTCTGCAAGGGATTCATGCAGCACCTCAGGAACTACAGGATGAGAAGACAAAGCCAGGAGCACCTTCATATTAACTCCCGCATTACATACTACAAGTACCTTTGTAAGGTCTTGAAGGTTGCAGTGGAAGAAGGCATCATCAAGCACAACCCTGCTCAGGATATTTCTAAAGATGATTTACCAAAAAGCATCGAGACGGAAAGAGAGTTTCTGAGCATTGATGAAGTGAAGAAACTGGCTGAGACGAAATGCCGATTTCCTCTTGTCAAGAATGCCTTCATGTTCTCTTGTTTCTGTGGTCTTAGAATCTCCGACATCAGGAAGTTAAGATGGTCTCAGATTGAGACATATACGGAAGGTGGAGAAGAAAAGCATAGACTCACCCTCAGAATGACAAAGACCAAGAAGAACATCACCTACAATCTCTCCAAGGAAGCCATGAAGTGGCTGCCTGAGAAGGGAGAGGATGATGTGATATTCAAGGGATTGGTTCAGCACTCCTGCCTATGCTATACGGTTAAGGAATGGGTGGAAGCTGCTGGCATCAGGAAGAAGATTACCTTCCATTGCGCTAGACATACCTTTGCAACGATGATGCTTACGCTGGGAGCCGACATCTACACGACAAGCAAGCTACTAGGTCATACAGACATTTCCACCACCGAGATATACGCTAAGATTATAGATAAGAAGAAGGATGAAGCCGTAGGACTCATTGATAAGTTCTTTGACAAATGACAATAAAGGCATCGGGAATTATACTCGATGCCTTTATTGTGTTAAACTCTGTAATTTCCTTCTGATTCTCAGGAGATACGTGGTCGTAAATAATACCCCATATCTCCTGCTCATACTCAGACTTGTCTTGAATGTTGTCCAGCAGCACATACAACTTCTGTTCGTTAGTTACCTCTGCCGTTTTTCCAAATAATCTTATAAGTAAAAGGTCTCGTTATTGATTCTTCGTATTTCACTAAAGCCATTTTGTCATAATCCTTAGGAGGGAGACGTAAACTAATTTTTATATCTCCCCAATCTATAGGTTCACGATACTCATCAATATCACTAGGCAAATCTAATTTTGTAATTAGATTATTTTCGGCAAAGAACAAATTTATTTTATTCTTTAAATCTTTAAATTCCACAACAACCTCTTTTACAATAGACCCTTTTATGTTAGACACCTCGTAAAATGTAATTATGTCGTAACGAGAAACCTTTTTGAAATCGAACATAATGCGCTGTAAATAATTACCTATTCCATTCTGTGCAAAATGCTTAATACAAATCGGATTCGTCATACTATACCCGTATTTTCCAAAAGAATTTTTCATTCTTCCATAAGAATAAACGTTGATAAGTTTAATATCAACAAGTTTGATTCTATATTCATCAATTAATTTTTCTTTCTCGAAACCAAAAAGATTTTTATCGCTAATTTTACGTTTAAACTCTTGCATTTCCTGTTCTATCTTTCGCTGTTCCTTGATTTTTTCGAGTTTTTTATCATTCTCTAAGTCTGCTCTTGCTTCCTTCCAAGCATTCAACTTAACTTCGTATTCTTTTAGTCGAATTTGCTTTTCTATCGGATTGTTAGGGTTAAATGTAGGGAGTGTTGGCATCGGAGATTTTTTAAGTTCTTCCCAATTAATCTTGTCTTTATTATATTTCATTTTACGAAAAGCAAAATACAATTCGCTTTCACCAGCTTCTTTAATAGGAGCAATAGGTTTATGTATAGGCTTTTTATAGATTGGTCTTTTTGTATGCAAATCCCACTCCTTTAAAAACATTATACAATTTACCCCATCAAAGCTTTTAAAAGTCTCAACATAATCTTTGTATATCTCCCAATAATATCCATACTCTGAAACTTCAAACTGGAAATCATCGTAATAAACTGTATCTTCAATCAAAACCTTTTTTGTTGAAAGCTCCATTAAAATTTGCTTTACTAATGCTTGGTCACCAATTGCTGCAGCATAACTAGCAGCAGAAAGATAACAAACAATACCCTCCAAATTAAACAGATATCGTTCATTATCTCTAGGTATAGCCATAAACATTTCTCTTGCCCAATCCAAATAACATTTACAAGCACGTTTATTCCAATGGATATAGCTTTCCCCTTGGTATTGATTAATTTTATGCTTAGAAACCAATTTGTCGTAATCAGCAACAGATTGCTTTCTATGAAAAATGTTTGAAAAAAATCCCATACCTACCACATTTTTATTATTCTACATTTGCTTGTCTCATGCTACCGCCCAAGATGGATAGTAGCTGGTCATAGCGTTTTTCTAACTCCTCGTACTTCGCCTTCCATACAGAATCTGCCTTATTGTTTTGCGTTTCCGCAATATCAGTTTCTTTTTCTAATCGTATATCACCAGTTCCACGTAAAAGCCATTCAGCAGAAACTTCTGGATAAGCAGTTAACACACCTTCTATTAGCTTAGAGGACAAAGCTTGCTCACCTTTCAATTGTCTCCAAACTGTAGTACTACTCATACCTATTTCGTTTGCGAAATAGTTTTTAGTCTTTCCAGAGTTATCTATTACATAGTTAACTCTCTGTAATACTGTCATTTCCATACATTTTACATTTTTAAATCATAATTAAATATTGCAAATCCGAAAAACTTTTCTCGAAAAAGTTTTGCGTTTCCGAAAAACTTTACTACCTTTGCACTCGTAACCAACAAGTTGCTATATATTTAAAAGCAAAAATACAACAAAAAATTAAGTTATGCAAGTAAAAAAGATAAAAATTATCAAAGTTCCGCTTGAAGGACGAAAAAAACTTGCCGAGCGATATGGTTGTTGCAGAGAGACAATCTTCAACGCTCTTGCGTTTCGGAGTCAGAGTAAGCAGTCCGAGGACATCAGGCAAGATGCTTTGAATTACTTCGGAGGAGTTGAAACAGACAAGGTCGTGTTTTACTAATAAATCAAGAAGGAGGATTCCTATGAATGAAATTTCAATTATTGTAGATGGTGACAGAATGACATCACTACAGATTGCAGAGATTACTGGCAAGCCACACGCAGACGTGATGAAAGCCATCAGAAAGATGGAACCAGCATGGTATAAAATCAACGAAGGAAATTTTTCCTTGGTTGAATATAAAGACAAGAAAGGCGAGACAAGACCTTGTTACTCCCTCAACAAGGAAGAGTGTCTCTACATCGCCACCAAGTTCAACGATGAAGCGAGAGCCAAGTTGATTAAACGATGGAAGGAACTGGAAGAGCAACACCGAAAGCCATCCGTCCCTCAGAACTATCTCGAAGCTCTCAAATCTCTGGTCAAGAGCGAGGAGGAGAAACAGCAGCTAGCCTTGGAGAACAAGCAGCAGCAAGCAACCATCCTCACTATCAGCAAGGTGAACATGGAACTTGGCAACAAGATTACCGATATGCTGCCAAAGGTTAGCTATTACGACAAAATCTTGCAGAGCAATGCCACCATGACCATCACCCAGATAGCGCAGGACTACGGTATGAGTGCCATCAAGATGAACAAGGAACTGGAAGCTATGAAGATTCAGCATAAGGTTCGAGGTCAGTGGATATTGTACGGACAGTTCCTTACTGGCGGCTACGTTCATAGCAGGGCAGGTGACATCATCCGTTCAGACGGAAGACATGATGTGAAGTACAACACCGAGTGGACAACCAAGGGAAGAATATTCCTTTATGATGCACTCAAATCGAAGGGCATTCTCCCCTTAATAGAGCAGGAATGTACTCCCAGCAGTAAGGGCACTGGTAGAACAGAGTCGCCAAAGACAACTGGTGCCTGTCAGTAAATCATCAAATTCAACTGATATGATAGAACAAGAGATAAAAGAGCAGTTAGACCGCATCGAGCAGTATTCGATGATAGCGGCTAAGTCAATGCTCAACATCAAGGAAGCTGCATTTATACTCGGCATGACCGTAGAAGGAGTCAGGATGAATGTCAGGAACCACATCCTACCTTGCTACAAGCCGAACGTCAACCGACTCTACTTCAAGAAGAGCGAGTTGGAAGGCTGGATGATGCAGAACCGCTCGAAGAGTATGACAGAGATAGAATCAGAGGCGGCAGCCTATTGTGCAACCCATTAAAAGTATAAATATGTTCCAAACAGTCATGTTATTATTGTCAATTTTCGCTTTTTGCGTAATGACAAATGAGATTTACCGCTCATTCAAGGAATGGGGCAAATAAAATATGGTGAGTGAACCTCAAATAAAGTTCATAATAGATAAAAAATATAATTAGCGTTGTTGATATTGTTTGTTATAGTGGAGGTTTTTTGAAGTTCACTACTTCCACTCACCACCAGCCAGGAATGTTTTGTAATAGTTGTTATTGACGCAAGTAGCTCAGATGGTCAGAACAGGAAGGTTCATAGCCTTCATGTGTCGTGGGTTCAAGTCCCACCTTGCGTCCCAATAGCCTGATTCCAAGGCTTCGTATCGGATAGGATAAACCTTCCTAAAGAGGTACTCGCAGCCAAAAGCAGCGTATGCAACCACAACATACGATTAGACGAGGATGTGGCAAGGCTATTACCTACACTATAGGTGGATATGGGAACGTCTTGGAGTTCACTTGTGAGGATGCAGACCTTATGCCGTGACCATTAAAGATAATGTAGCAGAAAGGTAGGAGCGCACAACTACAATTCGGTTCTAATGCAGCCAGCACGATCTGGAATAGATGATGCAATTCGCAACCCATATATTTAATTTTGTTATATATGTGCGGAAATTAGTGCTGGGAGTCACAAGCCTCCATGAATGCAGAGTGGAACCTAGTTGATGTCCTTAGGCGAAAGCGTGGCTCGGCTCACTAGGGGCGGTGGTGAAATGGAACTAAGTGCCTCGGACACCACCGCCATTTTCAATGGAAAGTACATAACTACATTATAGATTGCATTTTTAAACCATATTTTTATAGTTGATAACTTATCCCGATGGTTCGTGAGAATAGTCGGGCTTTTTTAATTTCTAAAAAAATACGATTATGGTAACATTCAGAGCTAGGGGATGCCATGATTGCATGCTGTATGGCTCATGCAAGGATCCAAAGGCAGACCCAAGGACAGATTACTCCTGTAAGTATTGGGAGTGGAGACATGGTTGATAAACTTAATACATAATTAGATATGAAGGAATTAATTACAATCCAGTCTGAACTAAAAGCCCCGAAGACACAATACAATAAGTTCGGTGGCTACAAGTATCGCAAGGCAGAGGACATTCTTGAATCCGTCAAGCCATTGCTAGCAAAGCAGAAATGTACCCTCATCATTACAGATGATATTGTAATGGTTGGCAGCCGCATCTACGTGAAGGCTACCGCTACTATCAAGAATGAAAAGGGCGAGTACGAGACATCTACTGGATGGGCAAGAGAAGAGGAAACCAAGAAGGGTATGGACGGCAGTCAGATTACTGGAGCGTCATCATCCTATGCAAGGAAGTATGCCCTCAACGGACTCTTGGCTATTGACGATAATGCAGATTCCGATACGACCAACGATGGTCAGCATCAGGAATCGAAGCAGCAAGCAAGCCCACAAGCACAAGCCGCTCAACCTACCCATCAGCCAGCAACACCCCAGTATCACCCAAACGACCTGAATGAAGGCTTGGGGTATCTGAGTAGATGTGTTAATAAGGACAACCTGATATGGGTAGTCCAAACTTACAAGCCGCTTACCGCCAACCCTCAGTTCATGCAAGCAGTATCAGCTAAGAAAAAACAATTAGGAATACAATAATGACAGAAGTAAAGAAAATCACGTTAAACGAACCGAAGGTTACATTCATTGAAGAATCTCATCAGTACTTCCTCGGCAAGAAGGAACTGAAAGGTGTAACAGGAACGCTCATCAAAAAAGCCTTCCCTGACACCTACAAGAACATTCCAGAATCCGTACTGATGAAGGCAGCAGAGCGTGGAGGTCTCATCCACAACACCTTTGAGACCTTCTGCTCAATCTTCGATGCAGACATCAAGAAGTACCCAAATCCTACAGAGGAGCTTCAAGCCTTCTCCGATATGTTAGTCTCATACGGATTGCACTATGTCGCATCCGAGTATCTTGTAACGGATGGAGAAAACTTTGCATCAGCCATAGATGGTATCTTTGCGGACGATGAAGGCAATATCTATCTTGTTGACTACAAGACCACCGCCACCCTGCACTACGACAACGTATCTCTCCAGTTATCCATCTATGCTAAATGGTTCGAGGAACAGAACCCCGACCTGAAAGTGAAGGAGATTGTTTGTATGTGGTTCAAGAACGGACAGAGCAAGTTCCAGCCGCTACCAAGAGTATCAGATGAGCAGATAGATGAGTTAATCAACGCTTATCTTACTGACGATGCAGACTATCAGTATAAGGTAGAAGTACCTGAACAGTTCTCGGCACTGGAGCAGGAGTATCGCCTGATAACCGCTCGTATTGATGCGATGAAGATTGTGCAGGACGACTTGAAAGAAAAGATAATGAAGATGATGGAGGATAACAAGCAGAAATCCATCAAGACTAATATCGCCTCTTACTCTTATGTGGCAGCTACGACCAAGAAAACCTTCGATACGAAGCTCTTCAAGGACACGGAGCCAGACCATTATGAATACTATTTGAAAGAAACGGCTACCAAGCCATCGTTAAGAATCAAACTTAATTAGTTAAATATGAACGTAAAGTTTACAGGCAAGATTATTGCATCAGGGCAAGTTCAAACGGGAACTTCCCAAAACGGAACTCAATGGAGTTCGTGTGAATATACCATCGAAGAGTTGAACGAGCAATACCCTTCAAGAGCCGTTATCCAAGTGTACGGCTCTGACAAGTTGCTGCAGTTCAATATCCAGTTAGGCGAAATCATCACCGCTCACATCGGACTGAAAGCACGTCAGTCTAAGGAAGGACGCTGGTTCAATCAGTTAGACTGCTGGAAGGTTGAACGACCAAACGCTCAACCGCAAAGTCAGATTGGGCAGAACCCTCAGCAGCAGGGTTGATATTACGCACCACCTCAGCAGCAATTTCCCCCACAGGTTAATGCGAGCGGTCAACCTACTCAGCAGGGTGTTCAATATTCAGGAGGTCAGCAAGGAAATCTCCCATTCCCTCCACGTTAAAAAATAAGGTATGGAAATCCATCTTGTACGAACAACCACTGGTCTTCGTCCATACTCGGATGATGATTACGAGGAAATGAAAAAGATAAAGGTTGGTTCCATCGTCAAGGCGAATATCGTCCGACCAAGGAACATCAAATTTCATCGCAAGTTCTTCGCTCTTATCCGTGCGGCATGGGATTGTCTTACAGAGCAGCAGCGCACCAACCTACGCTCAATAGACACATTCCGTGAGCAGCTTCTGATAACATCAGGATTCAGCGAACCGCTCTACGACCTCAACGGACAGAAGTTCTTGGAGAGAGCCAAGTCTATCTCATTCGCCAAGATGGATGAGCCAGCCTTTAACGATGTATATTCCAAGGTATTAGACACCATTCTTACCATCATGGTAGCAAATGGTGTTACAGAAGACGAGTTTAATAACATTTTACAAAATTATAGTTGATATGACACGTAGAAACGACAAGCGCAACAACAGACATAATCGTCAGCGCAACAACAATTCAGAGGTATCTCCATTCGCTCAAATGATTTTTGGAGCACTCCTTGGCAAGGGTGCTGATATGATTGCCAGTGTCTTGATGGATAAGGCGGCAGAGAATGACCACACAAATGACGAGCCACACAAAGGAATCAAAAAGGTTGGCAACCATGTAGAGTCTTCTGTTATCGTCAAAAATGACGGAACAGCCACCGAGGTTCCTATCCCTGATAACCTCCAGCTCTTCTTCGATGAGGATGGCAAGTTGATGGTTCGCAAGAAGACGGAACATGAGACTGCTCCTGATGTTAAGGAAGGCAATCCTATCACTTATGATGATATTCTCAAAAGATTCTACCTTGATAAGACTGCATATTGGGTTTGTGACGAAGACAATATTTTTGAAAGAAAACAGGGTCTTGTAAATTACAAAGATGCCGTCAACTGCACCACTCCTGCTCAGGCTAAACGTTATGCTGCATTCAACAAGTTGCAGAACATCGCCAAGTATCTCAACAAGGGATGGAAACCTGACTTTACTTACTCATGTCATTATACAATTTGCAAGGATTGTACTGGTGAGTATTGTTTTCTTGCCAATGACAAATACCAAGCAGGAGCAATCTATTTCAAGACGGAAGAACTTGCAAGGGAAGCCATCCGCCTGATGGGTGAAGCTTCTCTCAACGACCTTTTCAACGAAGACTGGTAATGACATCATACGCTGAAATCAAGGCAAAGTTAGAAGAGGAAGGCAAGAAGATACGCAAGCGTTCATCCTATGATGAGCACAACTTGCAAGCCGCAGAGGTCAGGTATATCCGTGGGGTATATCCTGACCTTGAAGGTGTCTTCTTTGCCGTTCCGAATGGCGGCAAGCGAACATCACGACAAGCCGCATGGCTGAAAGAAGAAGGTATGAAGGCAGGAGTATCAGATATGCTGCTCCTGAAGCGCACCTCTCAGTATGGATTCCTCTGCATTGAAAACAAGACACCGAAAGGCAGACAAGAGCCAGAACAGAAGGTGTTTCAGTGTGAAGCGGAGCGGCACGGAGGAAAGTACATCATCATCCGTTCTATAGACGAATTTATGGAAGCTATCGACAATTATCTAAATGGTGAACTATGACAGAAGAAATCAGACAAGCCATCCAACTTCTTGAAGAAAACGGCTACAAGGTTACGGCTCCTCCCAAGGAAGTCAAAGACGAATACACCTTTGAGCGAGCATGGAACTTGTACGACAAGAAGGTAGGCTGCAAAGCAAAACTCGAAAAGAAGTGGAACTCCATGAGCCAGAAAGACCGCAGGGCAGCTATAGAGTATATTCCTCTCTATGTACTCTCCCAGCCCGACAAGAAGTACCGCAAAAACTTCCAGACATTTCTCAACCAGCGAGGATGGGAAGACGAACTTATCGGAGCAACACCGCCAGCAGTTATCAACGAGAAACCATCTGAGATAAGCCAACTTATCTCCAAAACAAGGGCAGAACAGGAGCGGAATACGGACGAAGCAAAGAACAAAGCCCTTCGACAACGCATCTTTGGCATGATAGAAATCCTTGAAAAGAATCCAAAGAGCTTCTGTAAATCTCAGTTGGAGATATATCGTGACAATGGTACGTTAGAGCGTTTGGGTATAGAATGGAATCCGCAAAAATAAATAAAATGATAGCAATCAGCAAATACAACAAGCAGCATCCTCTCAGAGTATTCGAGGCGTTCGCTGGTTATGGCAGCCAGAGTCTCGCCTTCAAGTACCTCCAAGAGAACCATCCTGAGTTTGACTTCAAGGTAGTAGGATATTCGGAGATAGAACCTTCTGCTATTCAAGCCTACAGACTCCTGCATGAATGGGATATTCCTAACTTCGGTGATGTGACAAGAATTGACTGGAACGAGGTTCCCGACTTCGACTTCGTCAGTTGGTCTTCTCCATGCCAAGACTTCTCAAATGCTGGTCTCAGGCAAGGTGGCGAGGAAGGGAGCGGCACACGTTCATCCCTCATCTTTCAGGAGAAGAGAATGCTGGCAGTCAAGAAACCGAAATATGTGATGTTGGAGAACGTGAAAGGACTCCTGTCAGAGAAGATGAGAAAGTACTTCTTCCAATATCTCAGAGACTTAGACTCTTTCGGCTACACGTCATTTTACAAGGTTCTTAATTCTAAGGACTATGGGATTCCACAGAATCGTGAACGTATCTTCGTAATCTCTATCCTAAGAACAGAAGACGAGCCGAACCCAGAGTATCACTTCCCTTCTCCCATTAAGCTTGAGACAATGGTTGAGGACATATTGGAAGATGATGTATCTCCCGAATATTTCCTATCCCAGCCCCTTCTCGAAAAGTATCTCACAAAAGCAGACATCAATGAATCAATCAAAAACTCTACCACGAAGATAGCAATACCGAAAACTGCTGATGGATGCTCCCCGACCATCACATCATCGTTTGGTGCAGGAATCAGCATAGCCAATCTTCTTGGTGTTGACCATTTCCCTAAGGGGGGGGTATTGATAATCAAAAATTTACAAGCATGAAACTACTCATCAACTCAGACGTAGATGGTTTAAGTAGAACCATCCGTAAAGGTTATTATAAGGCTGGTTTTGCCAACTATATACATAACGATGGCAGAGCAGCCAACGCAGTCTTAATCATCAAGAAATTATAATGTGCGACAAAATTATAAAGCTGGCAAACCTCCAAATCAAAGGCAGGATAGAGCAGCAGACCAGAGTCTATTCCACCAAGGGTATCTCCCCTACTCTCTGTTCTAGTATGGGTCACGGAGGTGGCTGCATTCCATTATTCTTAATAGTCAAAGAGATATGATAACTGGAGGAAAACGTATGAAATCTCTACTCCTATCAGGGAAGGTCAATCCTGATATGGGGGGCAAGTCTTAGACCTCTATAACCAATCTGTTTTGCAAGGAATCTCCCCTACCATCAAGACAACCGTCGATACGTCCAACATGACATTCGTAACCATCATGAACAAAGAAATAATTCACACCGCTCCCAACGGAAAGAAATACTCCATCCAAATCAGAAAGTACACTCCAAGAGATTGTTTCCGACTGATGGGAGTCCACGAAGCTGACATAGACAAACTCCTGAGCAAGGAGAAGTCTGGTCAACTCATTATCTGTAAGAGCAAACTCTATGCCCTTGCAGGAAACTCAATAGTCACCAACTGCCTGACTGCCATGTTCGAGGAACTGATATTTCCATCAGGGAATTACTATCACGACAAGAGCGGTCAGCTATCACTCTTTTAGCTTATGGATATTTTCGGATATATCAAGATAGGCAAGCGCATCAGCAAAGCGCATAAAGCCCTCTTTGCCCACAAGACCATGGTACTATGGTACAAAGGCAACCCAATCATCGGGACAATGCACGATGGTTTGTGGTACCAGCAAGACATGAACGGAAATTGGGAGCAATTAATGTTCCAGCAACAAGTAACCCACGTATCATTCTTACCTTCCCCACCAAATGAAGACAGAAAAAGAACAAATCTTAGCCATCATCGCTGAGATTCAGGAAGAGCGTAAGGCAGCGCACATCGTTCCAAATCATGTTCTTGCCGCAGAAATCATCAACAGAGGATTCCATCAGCCGCAGCAAGCCCTCAACGAGTTATGTGCGGAAGGCAAGATAGACTGGTGCAGAACACTCAACGATACGGCATTCACTATCAAATCATAGCAAAGCTATGTGGATTGAAATAGAAATTTATAAATCAAAAACAATATGGAAGAAAAGTTAGGAATAATTACAAAGGAAGACTTGGAGGTCTTATCTAAACAAGCCTATGAGTCTGCAAAGAGCAAGGGTTTCTACTCTGATACTGGTATTGATACTACATTCTACCTGATGTTCATCATTGTAGAAATGAGCGAAGCTTTACAAGCCGACAGAAAGGACAGACATGGCTCAATCGAAGACTATGAAAGCGAGATTGAAATGGGCAGGGACATTCCGACCGCCTACCGAAACACATTGGAAGGCACAGTAGAGTCTGAGTTTGCCGACATCGCTATTCGTATTCTATCACTCTTGGGTAGTATCATGGATAGCGAAAAAATCGAACTCATGGGAGATAAAGACATAAAAGATGAATACGCATTGGCTAAATTTATCTTTGGGCGTAATATAGTAGAAGACCTATACAGACAAATCGAAAAGATGGGAGTCTGTGACTTGAATGATTCCCCAAACTGGTATCTCGCCAAACATCTTCAGGAAATGCTAATAGACATCTTTGCGATTGCCCACAGTAACAATATCAACCTGATGGAACATATCAGGTTGAAAATGAAGTACAACGAAACCCGTCCGTACCTACACGGATATAAATATTAGGAGGACAGAATATATTTGGGATAGAACAGATTGCAAGAAGATGCTTAATGACTTTGAGTAATGGTAGCAAGATTCAGGCTACCATCACCATCCCAAAGCCGACCAAACCCATCTTTCCTGAGCAGATGGAACGAGAGTTTATCAAGAACATCAACAACTCACTACATCTTGCGAAAAACAAGGTTATTAAGTGTCACATAATGAGAAATTAGTATGAAGAAGTGTTATTACTATGTAGCTACCATCTTTGATAGCAATCCTAGCGGTGTAATTGATGGGGTTCTCTCTACGAAAGATGAGCACTTCCCTGTAGCAGAACAAATGCGGTTCCTTGCAGAACAAAGAGGAATATCACCCACAAATGTTGTAATTACTTTCTTTGCAGAGGTTAGTGAAACTGAGTATGATAATTATAAACGTATTGTTGATAAGAAAGGTTAATTATGGAAAAAGAACTTAACATAGCGGCTATCCTGAAGGAGAAGCCGGAAGATACGAAATTGTGGTCTCCTATCTTTGGAAATTGTAAACTAAGTCGTTTATTAGATAGTGGTATAAGAGTTTTCCCTATCCACAACGGAGTTACTTCAACAGTAGAAAAGTCTTTCTTTAATACTGGACGGTACACGCTGGCAGGTGAAGTCTGCCTTTTTCCATCCAAGCAAATGCTAGACTGGTCAAAGTTCGCTTGGAAGAAGGGTGATGTGCTGGAAAGTGACAATAAGCTAAAGCGTTGTATCTTCGAAGAGTGGGCTAATGATGATTATACTGATTTTAACTGCTTCGCAATGGATGAGGGGTGGAACGACTATTTTAGTAAAATAAATAATTCTACATGTGAATACCATAAAGCAGATGATTTTGTAACCGAATTGCATATTAAAAGAGTCGAGAAAAAATTTGGTGGCAAGCTCAACCTAGAGACATTGGAGATAGAGCATCCTAAGCAGGAGTTCAAGGATGGGGATATATTGTATTCCAATTTGGTTGGAAATGAAGTATTCATAGTTAAAATAGAAGAAAAAGGTATCTTGCATAGTTATGTATATATGGATATATATAATAAAGTTCTTAACATAGATAAAGATGAAACTTTTGCTATGTCTGGTTGTATATATAATGGTAATATTCGTCTAGCCACTGACTCAGAGAAGCAACAACTATTCTCAGCATTGGAAAAGGAAGGCAAGCGTTGGAATCCAGTCACCAAGCAAATTGAGGACTTGCCTAAGAAGTGTGAGTTCAAGGCTATGGATTGGTGCTTGATGAGAGACGTTGATGAAGTAGAATATCGAGGTTTTGTGACATCGGAATGGGTACTTTGCCAATTTTCTCATTATCTTGAGGGCTATAAGTTTGTTGCAGTAGGAGGTAATTGGTTTGGCGAGTGCATCCCTTACAACGAGGAGACAGCTCACTTACTTGGTACAACTGATGAGTGGAAAGGAGGTGAGTGATGAGTAAAGCAAAAATCAGAAAGACAGGCGAAGTTGTAGATGTAATTTGTTTTAGATGTTCTACAATAAGAAAAATATATGATGAAGTCTCATATATAGATAGCAAAGGTATAGAACATGAGGGAGAGAACCTTAACTACTATTGGGACTTCGAAAATATTCCTAACTCAGATGCCATAATAGATTGGGAGCAGAGAAGATATGAGATAGCAAAAGATGTCGCAGCAGGTCTTGTGTCACGTCCTATCCCTACGTATGACAGTGTTGTTAATTTTGCTATCAAAACAGCAGATAAATTAATAGAACGTTTAAAGGAGAAGTAAGTTATGATAGACGAAAAGAAGATAGAAGAGGCTGCAAACAAAATTTGTGACTATGGTTCAATTTATGATAGTGAATATAGAATAGATGGTTTCAAGAAAGGTGCTAACTGGGCTATCAATGAGTTCTTAAAGAGTTTGTGGCATCCTGCTAGCGAAGAACCTAAAGATAAATCTGCCATTTTGCTTAGATATACGGGTTCAATGTTTAAATGGGCAAGTTTAGATGAAGTCGATGCTGATGATTGGAAGCAAACAGTTAAAGAACTAAGCATCACTCGCTGGTTTTACATTGACGACCTGCTGAAAGGAGGAAATAATGACTAGTTGTCCTTTCGGTAGCAAGCAACTCTGCACCCTCTCTGATGGAAGATACTGCTACAATGAGCACCTTGCACAGAGGGTACAGAGAAGTAAGTAACAAACAAAAGAAAATCAACAAAATGGATATAAGTAAGTTTGAAACTGGGAATGCGTGTATCTATCATGGAAAACCTTTTAGGGTTTATGAAATTTCAGATAAATACGCTCTGATAAAAACCCTAGGTTCTTTTCCAAAAGAAATACGTGTTACATTAGGAGCGTTAGAAGGGGTTCCTCTGACATACCATAATTTCCATAGATATGACATTGGCTATGATGACTATTGGAGACAATTAGATAGCGATTCTATAGACAATATCATCAGATATAGATACAAGTATCGTAAAAGAGAATTTTTGGACTTTGAATATAATATAGAGACAAAAAAGTTCTCATCTGTAGATGGAACTAAATTTGATTATATTCATCAAATGCAGAACTATATAAATAGTAAGATATGGAAGAAGTAAAGTATATTCCTGGGGATTTGGTAATGACAAACGGAGTACCACTAGGTACTGCAAAGGATGTTGTATATAGAGTAACCTCGTCAGACCCATCTAAGACTTTAAAGTTAGACGATGGAACAGTTCTGAAAGGCGTTGTCTGTTTAGAGAACATAGAAGGTGCAGAATTTGGAGATAAAGGTTATCTCTTAGGTGACTGCTGTGCTTGGGTTAAGGATATTGTCCCTATTAATCTTGTGCCCGAAATTTTGGAGAAGAATGGATGGAATAAATCCACAGCCTGGTCTTACGCTGGCAGTAAAGAGCATGGCTATCAGTTTTCCAAGGAACTAGATGACAAATGGGATGAGTTTAATAGAATGGCTTATGGTGGCTTACAAATCAGTCAATGTGAAAATCTTAGAGATTGGAACTATATAAATGAATGTAATCACTATTTTTATTTTGAATTTACCTATGTTCACGAACTCCAGCACCTCCTCTTCGGTCTTGGAATTAATTGTGAAATGGAGGTGTAGGTATGGGCAATGATAAGTTATTAAGAACTGATTTTATTCGCCTTGCTGGTAATATTTAGTAGAAGATACGCAAAAACCAACGATGAGGTAGCTTCCATACAAGAAGTGATAAAAGCAATAGATAGAAGCAATAGATAGAAGATTAAGTATTTAACCGCCTTCGGGCATAAATAGAATAACAATGAATAAAGAACAATTACAACGTGCTAATCTTTTAGATAATAATTTAATTCCAAAAGTGGAAAAGCTAACAATGCCAGAAACTGTTGGTAAAGAAACACTTGGAGAGTGTCTTTATGGTTTGCTCAAATACGACAAAGAGTTCACCGCTAAATTCTTGCAACTCGCATCAGAAACAAAACAGAGATTTCAGAAAGAGTTTGATGAACTTTAGTAACTAATCATCCTGCAAAGGATATAAATAAAAAGTAATAACATGTTAAAAGAAATAAGCATGAAACGTTTAGCGGAACTGCTTAGAGCAGAATACAAGCTAGACTTATTGGAAGGTGGAGGTGTTGATAATTGGGAGGGCTACGATGAAAGCCTTAATTATAAGTATGAAGATGAAGAATCTTACTTTGACTTTTCCTCAAAGTCGGACGAAGAAATCACATCTGAGTTTAAAGATATTAGATAACTAACCCTCCTCTCCTTGGTGACAGCAGGGAGAGGGTAAAAAGAAAGAAATATGGCAGAGATTATTTATTTTGGAACAGATGGATGCCCAGGGCATTATCCTCTTGGCATTGATAAAACGTTGAGTAATGACGAATATAACATGTGGTGTGAATGTGATAATATCGGTTGGATAAATAATATTCAAAAGAACCCTGGGTGGCACCTTGTCAAACACCATGGTGAGTTTTATACAAATTATGGCGTGCCATTCTCTGTAGATGATAAAAGAAATTGTAGTCATACTGAGTTGTTCTGGAAAGGTACTCACACAGAGGACGAAATGATTAACTTGATAAAGAGCAATCAATTTTTATCAAGGCAATTCAATTTAAAGGAGGATAAAAAGAAAGAGCAATGAATGTAGATAAAGCAAAGAGAAACATCAGAAAAGTATATAATGATATTCAGACAGAATCTGCTTATGGCAGTGCAGCTGGTGTTAGCAAGATGAATGAATGGGCAGAAATACTTGATGATGCACTTGCATTCTTAGGAGACTGACTTATGAATAAAATGTATCAGATAGACCAAGACCTCAAAGACAAGCTAGTCAAGTACTTCACCACCATCGAAAATATGGCAGAAGAGTTGACTACTGGCAATGTGGCTCACAAGAAAGCAGCCATCAAGGGGGTTGCTGTAAGAGCAAAAGAATTTTTAATTAAACATACATAACTATGGATAAGAAAGAGAAATCAATCAATAGTCATATTGATAAGGCTATAGGCTATTCAGATAAGGCTCATGACGAGTTGCAAATCGCTCTAAATATTGCTTTGGAAGGAAAAGGGCTTAGTGACGAGGAAAAGGAACTTTTAAGCGTTGGCTTTGCAACAGGATCAGAAGAAGCCGTAGAGCGTGTTGCTGATGGTAGTTGTAATGATGAATATATCAGTGCATGGGATAGCCCAATTAGAGACTGCCGAATATCTGAGGTATATCGCATGACAGGTGAGCAGATACGTGAATATTTTAATTTGTAACTATGGATAAGAAGAAAGTTAAAGAGCTGATACAGGAAGTTATACGCAATAATGTTGATAGCTTGGAATTTGGTAACGACAAGCACAATGCACCTCTAAGAAAGGCAAATACGTTGCTGCACGATGCCTTGATAGAGTTAAGTAAGTCTGATTGGATTTCTGTTGAGGATAGACTGCCCGAGTACAATGAAAGAGTGTTGGTTCGCTATAAATATGGTAAAGAAACATATACAATAATATCTTATAGAATGAAGGATGAACGTATTAGAAAATACAACAATGGGTTCATTCATCCTATTGATGGATTGCCAATAACTCATTGGAAACCTATCGAAAAGTTGGAGGAGTAATTATGGAAATTAATGAAAAAATAGATGAAATAATTCAACAAGCAAAAGAAGAAAAAGCTTATATGGAAGCTTTCGACGCATTTGAACAAGAGATATACGACAATGGTTTTCGTGATGCAATTTCTTTTATGCTGTGGAATCCAACCGAACAAAATTGTTCTAATTGTCAGTATCAGAACAGCAGAGAGCTATGTGGGGAAGATTACTGTGGGGCAAAATACTGGAGCCCAAAATTGGAGGAGTAAGTATGGATAGAAATCAAGCAAAACAGCTATTGCCTATTATTCAAGCATTTGCAGAAGGAAAAACAATACAACAAACAGATGGGTACGATTGGTATGATTTAGATGACCCAGATTTTATGGCGAATGGTAATTCTTACCGTATTAAACCAGAATCAAAATACCGTCCTTTTGTAAACGCAGAAGAGTGCTGGCAGGAAATGCAAAAACATCAGCCGTTTGGGTGGATAAAAGGAAAGGAAGGTGAGCATCATTCCTTAAATACTTCTATTATCGCTGACGAAGAAGAAGTTTATATAAATGGTTTTGATGAAATTATGGAACATTACACATTTGCTGACGGGCTTCCGTTTGGCGTAAAAGTGGAGGAATAGTTATGGATAAAAACGTTTGTGATAATACATTAGTCTTTGGTAGCTGCTATGCTAGAAGTTGTATTGAAGTGCCTTCTTTGAAGGCAGGAAAGGGTAAATGGAAGGCTTTTTATGATAAGTTCCCTTGGCTTAAAGATCAACCTTTCTATCTTAGACGTTCATGCTTCTGGGATGGAGGTGAAAGAAATCTGAAGGCAATAAAAATAAAACTTAAAGAGCTATAGTTATGGGGCAACGCATTATCAAATTTAAGGCAAAGAAGCTGAGTGATGGCGAGTGGGTAGAAGGAGACCTATATCACAACGTCAGAGGCTTCGAGTGTTGTATAGGTCAACAAGAGAAGAAAGGTGTGTTTGTCTATCCAGTTGACCCTTCCACTGTCTGCCAGTTCACAGGGATGAGAGATTGTGAGGGCAAAGAGATTTGGGAGGGCGATATAGTTCGTGATAACTATGATCTTTTGTGTGTAGATAATTTCTATGAGGTAGTTTATATTGAAGAAGAAGGAGCGTTTTCCTTCAAGAGTTTAGACAAAGTTGACAATTACGAGCCATTCGTTAATTTATTTGAAGCTTATGTTGTTGGCAACAAGTTCGATAAGGAGAAGTAAGATAAAGCTATGGTAGATGTAAGTAATCAGCACTATAACGAAGATGGAAGCATTACTGTTATATTGAATAGTATAGAAGAAGTCAAAGAGTTCGTTGAGTGTATGAATATATGGAATAATAGAATGTATGAAGAATAAGATTTTAAACTTAATCAAGTCAGCCATTTGGTTTGTCTTGTGCTTGTTTGTAGGAGCATTGATATTTGAGGGCATTCGCTCATTGGCTAATAGCAATAAACCTGCAAAGAAGGTGGGTATAACAATTTTCACAGAGAAAGGACACGATTATCTGGTAGTGGACACAAAACACGGAGTTTGTGTTATTCACGCAGAGAGCTGCCCTTGTAATAAAAATAAATAGCGTATGAACAAAACAGATTTACATTCATCTTTACTCTTCCTGATGATTAAATTGGAAGATGCAAGGAATAACCCGATGATGGACAAGAATTTTATTGTCGCATTGGCGGAAGTGCTAAGATATTTCCGTGATAACGGAGAGTTAAAGAAAGCCTATGAGCTTCAAAAGGATTCGTTGACAGACATAGCTAATAGTCCTTGGGCGAAATTAGTAATTGGTATGCTTACCTCAAAAATGCAAGAAGACAAAGTTGATGCAGATGTACCAGACATTGATGCTCTAATAAAGGAGAATACTTCTGATGAGTTTATCGAAAAGAAAATCAATGATGTTCTTGGTGATAATGTAGAACTTAAAGAAGAATAGTACATGAAGAAGTAGCCTATGAAAATAGAAATTACAAAAGTAACCGACTGGCAGCGTGTTGTAGATGCCGCTCGGTTCACGCAAGGCAAGAAGTCTTTAGGACATGAGCCAAGCGATGAGTTCAAGAAACAGATGATCCTCAGCGAGCATTCTCCGCTCAGAGAATTGGAGTTTGATATTAAGATGTATAGCATACCATACTGGGTGAGCAACCACTTTGTTCGCCACGTTCATGCTCAGCCATTCGTTTCTACATCAAGACCAGATATTACTGGCTCCAAGGTATCTCGCCACGATATGCGTCAGGATGATTTGGTCAACTTGCAGCTATCTCTCAACGCCCAGGAGATTATCAATATCTCGAAGCTGAGACTATGCAACAAGGCATCCAAGGAAACAAGAGAGGTATGGATGCAAGTGATTGAAGAGTTGAGGAAAATCGAACCATGTCTTGCTGCTGCTTGTGTCCCACAATGTATCTATAGAGGATTCTGCCCTGAGCCAAAATCATGTGGAAAGACACAAACAAATGTTTTTCCTATTTATAGAGAAAACTACGAACATTTATTTTTAATCGGTGAACGTATAAAATTAGACTATGAAATATCCAAAATATAACGTCAACGAATTTATAGGAGGACACTTCGAGTACACAACTCCATGCCCTTTCGCCATACAAGGCAGATACACTCACGAAATCCTGACGGTTGGCAGCCTTGCTTGCCAGCGATGTGAATACTATCGTGGTATCAACACAGAAGATTGCATCGTATCTTGCGGTATAGAATAGTGCAGCCTATCTGCACTCATCATAATAATTAATCAGATTTACAGTATGAATACAAAGAAAATCTCAATTATCCAACGTATCAAGGAGAAATTCCTTGGCAAGCAGTTCTTTATTGCAGTTATCGCAAACAAGGGAACCAGTTCTTACTTCGTCAACTCTACCATCTATCGCTCTAAAAAGGAGGTGGAGGCTTATAAGAAGTACATCACCACAGACGAGCGCATGAAACAGAGCTTCGATTTCGTGGGCTACTACTCTTTCCGTTCCAAGTTCGACTTCCGTATTCCTCTTAGCGGAAAGCCTGTATCACTTGAAGAAGCGAAGGAACTTGCAAATAAGTAGTATCGGAGATAAAGTTAATAGATAATACATATCTTATCAATTTACTTATTATTTTTGTGAAATGAAATTCAAATATATAATAGATAAAGTCAATGGTTTCAGACATCGCAACAATTTTGTGATACTGGACGGAAGAGCGAACTCTGTCACACTCTCCAAGGGTATCTACGATCATATCATGCAGAAGGAACGTACAGACCATTCCGTCTTCGTATTCAGGTTATCAGACAGAGGAACATACGGATTCTGTATGCGTGAGGACTGGGAAGAACTTTGCAAGGCAAACACCGCCTTCACTCAGCTTCAATTCAATCAGGAGCATAAGAAGGTGGGATTTCGAAGTGACCTTCCTTCCGTCACCGCCATCCTTGACGAGTACAATCTTCCGCTCAACAGAATGGTTCGCCTGACCTGTATTCCACGTAAGACAGGCAAAGGCGAGCCATACTACGAAATCATTCGACCAAACTTAAATTCAAGCACATGGCAACGAGACAAGAAGTAATTCTCAAAGGACTCGCCAACTCTCCATCCGACTATGATTGTCAGGATGGGGAGTTGGCAACCTGCCTCAACCTCATCAACGAGGATGTGGCACTACACCCTATTCATCAGCCTGTGGTAGCTGAGCAAAATATCACGCTTGATGCAGACGACACCATCGAACTGGTACATAAGGTAACACACGATGAAGCGATTCACTCTCACTACATCATCCGTAAAGCAGATGATACTTGGTTCTGGGTGGAGAAAGGCGGTGACGGAACCAAGAACACCATCGACTTAAACGGATTCCACGCCAATGCAGTTACAGCAGTAGGCAATATAGTTAATTTTGTTGGAGAAATATCTATCAAATACTTATATTGGATTGGCGATAATTATCAGCTATTTGATAGAGATAACTTTAACTATGAAATCAAAATCGATTTTAATGATATTGATAATCATGGTGGTACAGCAGAAATCTCGCTAGGTGATGAATTTTGGGACTATGTTACTTATGAAAGCAGTTCTTCTGGTAGAAAGATAACTGGAATGAACGTAAACCAAGTCTCGAAGGTTTTCAACATGTTTGACGCTAAAATTAACAAGACTTTGTCCAACAAAGGAAAACAATGGCAAAAGTATTTTGTGTTTGGAGTAGCAGCTATCAGATTATACGATGGTACATACTACAGCATTTCCAATATTTTTAAACTTGACTTTCGTGATGAAACTTTAGCTTCTGTTTTTGTTGACCCTTATAACAAGAGATTTTCGTCGATTGGACCAGCAATAGCATCTTGGACTATTAGCGCAAACATAGATAACCTTGATAAAATATCAAATCTTATACAAGGCATCGATATTTTTTTAAGCAAAGCCGAATCTTTCGTTAATTTAGAATCAGCAGCAGCCAAATACGTTGTACCAGAATTAAATGATAGAGACCAAGGTGATATGTTTTTCACAATGATGTCAGGAAAGGAAGCAGCCAATGCCATAGATTCCCTATCATTCTATCATTCACTATTTATCAGTAAAGATGAATTTGGCAAAGAACTACAACTCAAAAGAGTTGAGGGAACAGAAGAGTCATTACCTTTGGCTAACCTATATCGTTCAGATTTAGGAGGTAAATGTGCGATTACATTCAATAATAGACTTCATGTGGGGAACGTAAAAGAAGGATATAATGTTGATTTGGTAAGTAACATCACTCCTAAAACAAACTTGCCAGACGATGCACAATTAAATACAGAGGGAATAGTTCGAGTGAAAGCGCTAAACAAAGAATTTTGGTGCAAGGTTGATAATTTAGGTGCAAGACTATATTACTTTGTATGTGTACCAATCTTAAATGTATCTGAAATCACATTCTACCAAAAGACTGGAACTTCTTTGTTTTATAAATCTACGGTTAACTTGCATTCTTCCGAAACTACAGCATTTTCTTTTTACGTAGCAGGAGAAGGAAAGGAAAACGTACCGCAATTTGCTTTGCCATGGGAGAAATCATCAGAAGAGGAATGGAATAATATTGTCAGCAAATACGAAAACTATAAAACAAATACAAATGCACTTCCATATACTTCTGTTGTAAAAGTAAGCGAAGCTGAGAATCCTCTAATCTTCCCTGCAAAGAATAGCGTACAAGTAGGTTCATCTATTATCTCAGCACTGGCAGCTAACACCCGACCAATCAGCGAAGGTCAGTTTGGTGATGCTCCACTCTACGCTTTTACAGATGAAGGAGTATGGGTATTGATGCTTGGAGAAGAAGGAACCTATATTGCCCGACAGCCAGCCAATAGAGATATTTGCTCCAACCCTAAAAGCATTTTACAGATAGATGATGCTGTCCTCTATCCTACCGAAAGAGGTATCATGATGCAGCAGGGAAGAGAGTCTGTATGTATTACAGACGCATTGGATGATTATCCTTTCGATTTTCTATCCATTTATTCACATTCAACAAAGGATAAGACCTATCCGAATAAACTCCTTGCGACAGGTAGTATTCCTGAGTCAGATGTGAAGTATATCCGTTTCCGCAAGTATCTCGAAAATGCCGATATGATCTATGACTATTACGATAGCCGTATCATCGTCTTCAACCCGTACTACACTTATGCTTACGCCTACTCTTTGAAGAGTAAGATGTGGGGTACCATGCACAATGTTTTCAATAAGCGAGTAAATATATATCCTGAATCATACGCCACAAATAAAGAGGGAAAAATTCTTGATGTGTACGTGAAGGAGCCAACGGAAAGCGTTCCGTTCTTTCTTTGCAGCCGTCCTTTAACGCTTGGGCAAGAGGTCTATAAGACTATGTTCGATTGCATCACAAGAGGATATTTCAGCAGCATTCAGGCAGGGAAATGCGGAATGGTTCTGTTCGGGAGTAACGACCTTGTTAATTGGTATTACATTAGTTCTTCTGTTGATATATTTCTCAGAAGCCTTGTAGGCTCTCCATACAAACATTTCAGGATTGCGCTTATTGGCAAACTTGCCCCCAACGAATCTATAAGCGGTCTATCTGCTGAGTTCCAAGAAAGATTACAGAATAAACTTAGATAATAATTTTCTTTTTCATTATAAAAAATAAAGGGTAGCAGTCCGTGATGGATAGCTACCCTTGCTTTATCTTAATCAAAAACCTTAAAATGGATGCAAAGCAATTCTTGCCCTACCAGCCGACCGATTGCTTGCTTCCTTAATCTTCTGCTTCTTATCCTCTGCGAGTGCCCAGAACCTATCAGCACCATCAGGATAAACAATCATCAGCCACTCATATAAGCATTGGTTCACAATGTAATCATGAATATATACCGTCATGGTATGCACACTTGTCTTCGAGTAACCTTGTGGCATCCTCATCGCCAAGTAGTAGGCTTCTTCCTCGTTTGTAGGCGAACCTATACATTCTTCCCACTCATTAGAATCAAAGCCGCCACCAAGCATTTCCATCTTGGTATATCTGAAAAGCATTTCGTTGCAGTCTTCTACTGCTGAGTCAAGAATCCTTGCCAGTTTATCCCGATTGCCGTCCTCGCCCACATCATAGATATTATGGATAGAATGGGAATCCTCCACCGAACTGGAGATGGAATCTGCGTAAACGGCAGCAGTATTCTTGATGTCAAAAACCAACTCCTTCTTCTGAAGCTCTATCATCACCTTGTACCCAAGGTTGCATACTCTGCATTCTTTCATGATAACCTCCTTCATTATTCGTTGGGAGCTGTCCTGCTGGGCCTCTCACGTCTGTTAAAGGTCTCATGCAGATTCTTGATAGCAGCTATCGACAGTTCTGAATAAGTCTTCGACTCGTTGGGGTTGGTAATGATAAACCAGTCCATCAATGCCTTGTTGATAATGTAGTCATGGATGGAACTGGTAAGCGCATCCTTCAAGGCGAGTGGATAGTTAGACGGAAGGGAGAGGTTGATGGTGATATTGGTATCGCTACTTATCAACTCGTTAGACGCAGTAGTATCTGTGTCTGTTTGAACTGACTCACTCAACTCAACAATCAGTTGGCTGTACGCATTCTGAATGCTACGCAATGCTTGATTCTTGTCTTCGTCATCATCGCTCGCCTGAATATTACTTGCCGCCTCAGCATCCATACTGGCAGCTCTTCTACTGCGTCCTGTAAGGAACGCCTTATTCTGAAAGTCGTATATGAGTTCACTCATATACAACGTAATCGTTAAACTCTTTCTTGCCATACTATGATATTTTTGTTCGTGTCGGTTTCTTTTTGTAGAACGCTTTATCCTTAATGTCGAGCAATAATGCAGCAGCGTTATCTGCATATTCCTTTACCTTGTCGTTTGCGGCTATCTCGCACCACTTCCAGATAATGCTGTTTACCAAGAACGAGTTGGCTGACGAGTTGATGGAACTGAGTAGGTTGCCATCGAATCTGCTGAGCATATCGAGTTCCCAGTTGATGGTCCCATCTACTACTGAGCCACCTGAGATAAATCGTTTCAGAACATTTCTTAGTGCATCTAACGACTCGTTGAAGAACCGCTCTATCATTGCCAAGTCAGCTTCCGTCACAAATATCTGGTCAAAAGCAGACTTGCCGTCCTCTAATTTCGTATTTTTACCTATGTAGGCAGTGGTCTTCGCTACCTCTTCATAGATGTCATTTTTCTTGATTGTCAATGTGAAATCTGCCATTCTTTATCTTTTTATAGAGTTTATAACCTAATATGATGAGCAGCATACAGAGTGCGCCAAACGACCACACTGCATACTTCAACTGAATCCGCTCCCACTTTGAGAGTTGTTTTTCCACTGGATAGGGTACTGGAATAGAATCTCTTTTCAAGAAGGAATCCACCTTCACCTTATACACATTCTTATAGACGGTCTTCTCATGCCATCGGTCAAGAAAGCAAGTATCTCCCTTCTGTCTGAGGAAGATTGAATCACGTACGAAAACGCTGTCAGAAGTATGCAACGTATCGTGTTTTACTACGTCACGACATATAATTTTTTCCATCGGGACGTATTTTGTCTTGCATCCCGACAGAAGAAATGCCACCAGCAAGAGGCTTATCACGTAGAGTGCTACTTGCCAAAAATAAGTATCATACCACTTTGTTTTCATAGACGAATTTTGAAAGCCTTCTTTGCTCTTGTTAGGAACTTTCGCCTTGATTCCAAGCCGTTAGTTCCACCATTGATGGTCTTGGTAATAGCCACGAAACTATCACTATCAGCCAGTTTGTTCAGGTCGTGTTTCCACCACCACCACATCGCACTCTTGGTTGCCAACAGGGGAAGCTCTAACAACTGAGGGTTTTCCATAATATCATCAGAGCAATATTTGCTGTTCTGAAATGCCTGATAGTTTGCCCTGCCAGTAATCTGTATCAATCCTCTACCACGATACTTATACCCATCACCATCTTTCAGGTTCCCGAGCATATTTTTCAACTCGCCTACATCATACTTGTGAAAGTAGTTCTTATTGCCGAGTTCCTTAGTGTATCTCAGTTCGCCACTCTCATGAGCAATCTGAGCCAAGAAATGAGCCATACGCTTAGGAGTATCAATATGAAACACCTCAGCATAACCATTGATGTAAGGCAAAAAAGCGTCCACCTTATCTTTTGCATTCGGCATAATCGCCAAAATCTGTTCTCTTGTTACCTTCATTACTTACCCTCCTTTACCTGTTTCATTATACTCGCAAGTTCACTTTTAACCCTGCTTTCAAAGTTGCCCAATTTTGTTTTGAAATAAACGTTTACTCCGAATATCGCCCCAGAGTAAACCAAAGTCTGGCTGACGTACCAAAGCACACCATCCGACACTACATAATTGTTGAGAAAGAATGATAGGAATGTGAGTACAACACCGCTCAAAAGCATTCCTATAGCTGCACTATATTGCAATCCTTCACGCACGTTTGGAGACATAACTTATCTTTTTTTAAATATTAATAATACGCAAAGATAAGTTATGCCTTTCAATTCATCATCTTATCCGTTAATATTATGCCATATCTTGCTCGTTGGATGCAAACAGTCTGGGTCTTGAAGGTATTCTATCGCCATCAACACTACCATTCCCTTCAACTCCTCTGCATCCCCACTATATCGCTCCAGCAGAACATGATGGTCACTCCTCAGTAAATTCATAGTTACCGCCAAATCATGGATGGTATAGTCTGATATATCATCCTTATGTTTATCGAAAACCTCCTTTATTTCTTCGTCCGTAAAGAAAGGAGCCATGTGCTTTGTCCCATCAGCATCCTCATACCACATCTTACTGATAGCATCATCAGCAAAGTACTTGTCAAAATGTTCTTCACTCAAAACACCATGCACCATCGCACATAGATGATGCACCTCTACATCGCTCAACCTGTACGAGAGATACTTACCGATAGCCTTAGCTATACTCAACATCTGTTCAGGAGTCATATCCCGCTGATACTTTTCGACAAACTCTACGAAATTCATACCTATAAAATTTAAAAGTTTATGATGCTGCAAAGATAAGAATATCTTCAACGCAGCACCATAAACTCGTAAATATCCCTGTAGCTATCTGAGTATCAGACAAATACAGTTACGATAAAAACACCTCCTTTCTTTATTCGTCCTTATATTTGGTTCGTTTCTCTTTGCCCCTCGCCCAGATGTCGTTTTTCTTGCGTTTCGACACCTTGCCGAGTACATCATTCTCGTAAAGTTCGGGCTTATCTTCCCTACCTTTAGTCTCCGTAGCTATACCATTATTGGGATTGCTACCTTGGCTGGTATCGGGTTTTCCGTTGCCATACCATTCCTTGTCGCTTGGTTTATCTGCAATCATACTATTATTTATTAAATTAATAACTAAATTAAGCAGCAAGCGGTGGGGTCTGTCCGTCAGGACTCACCCCCTGACCGCTCATCATCTGCTGCAACATCGCCTGAGCCTTTGGATTGCTCTGTGATGCCTGATCCACTTGTGCTTGCAACTGAGGAGAGAATCCTTGTGGAGTCTCACCATTCTGAATGGCTTGCTGGTTGGATGCAACCGATTGCAGCAACTCCTCGCCAAATGGGAAATCTCCTACTTGCAGCAACTGCTCCAGCGTGATAGCCTGATTCTGCCACAAGGTCATAAGGAACTCATTTGCCATCTGTCTATAAACAGGAGTAGCCGTACTTTCCGTTATATTGATGTCAAACTCCACGTCTCTAATCTTCTTAGGGTCATAGCGCACAATCTGTCCTGCCCTACCCACGATATTGAAGTTGCGAGCCACATCGTAGTACTGCTGCATATTCTTCACGGTCTTGTAAGCACCATCAATGATAAACTGGCTGAAAGTCTCCAAAATATCAAGCAGCGACATGGTAGCATTCTGTGTCTGCTGGGCATAAAGCGAACCGCTCGTACCTGATACTCCAGGTTTCCCTTGCAGCGCACCATTCACTCCCGATATATCCTCGAAGAACTTCAACTGATAACTGAGCAAATCACCGATACCAATATTCGTAGAGTTGTTCGCCACTTGCTGAGGAACCTGACCGCTCTTGTTTGGCTTGTATCTCACCACACCATTGAACCTACTCCACTCATCGCAGAAATCATCCCAACTCATATCATCAGGAAGACAATCCTCAGGACAGAGCAGCACACCCTTGGCACTCGCACGCATGATGAAGTCATACATCGTGATAAGTCGGTTCACGTATCTCTGCTGGTCAATCACATCTTCCACGAAGCTGTGAATCTCGCCATCAATAAACGGATAGAACTTAAAGCAGTATGGATGCTCACCATGAGCATAAGGGGTCTCGCCTTCTCTCAGAATATCACCAAATGGAGAAAGGTAGTAGAAATGCCAGTAATCATCCATAAACCACTCGGCATCAATCAGAGGAATATCATCTTCCACCATGCCAGCAGCCAATCCTCTCTGTCTTCTGTTCGCATTCTCGGCATCTACAATATCAGCCTTATCCTCAATATCAATCTTGAAATCGTCACCATTGTTGTAGTCATGACATCGGTATCTCGGTTTACTCTCCTTGCGCCAGACCTCAATCACTCGGCAGAGCGAAGGGTTGGCAGGATTCATAAAGTCGATGGTCTTAGGGTCGAACTCACCGAATCGCTGAGTGCAGTCTGCAATAATGAAATCTCGGTTAGCCGCCAACCGGTATATCTCCTTCAACTTACGAGCCTCAGCAGGAGACTTGGCAAACTCTCTCAGTACGTTGCCGATGGTAATGTCATGCACCTCACCCAAGCAACTCACGTCCCAACCACGGAAATCTCTCATATTATTATCTATGAAGAAATTGTTCGGGTTCACGTAGTCCGTCCAGCAATCCAACCTACCTCTTCGCCATCCATACTTTTTCTTATAGATAGCAGCACCGCTTATCAGAAACTCTTCCATGGTTCGTGCATCCAGTTCCGTCTCTCGGTTCAGTTGTCGGTTACATTGCAGCACCACGCTCATGGTCTCACCATATCGTTTCTCATCCTTATCTCTAGCATTGCACGTAGGTTCCTTGCTCTGTGAGCGATATACACCAAGCACATTCTTCACCAATCTACGGATAAGGTTGTTCTTCAATGGTTCGCTACCCTGCTCACGGATATAGTCTTCCTCCTTGATACGCTTTTTAAAGCCACACTTGCTTTTGAACTCAATGGTATCGCCCCACTGGTCTCCATAGCAGTACCGCTTGTTTCGTAATCTTCGCTTACGGAAGTTATCCATGTTGTTGTAGTATCGTTGAGCCTCCAGCAAGATAGAGAAGGCACGCTCGTATGGCTTGTCAAATCGGTTCTTGGATGCCTTCACGCTATCCAGTTCTTCCTTGTCAAGCACCCTGCTCAACGATAGCAGTTTTGTTTCTTCTTTTTTCTTTGCCATAGTTTATGATGTTTCTGTAGGTTCAACAATATGTGCCAGTTTTCTAGCCACCCCAATGAATTTGCTTGCGGTATCTGTATCTCCAAGGCTGATGCACGTCAGATAGCCAGCCATGTAAAGAATAGAATCTTTCAGGACGGAAGGCAAACTTATTTTCTGTTCGTCAGTGATAGATGGAACCTGAACGTAGATGAATGCCAATGTAGCATCCTGCTTTTTACTAGTATATAGTTCGATACTCTTGCCGTTAGCCGTATGCACGATAGCCGCAATCGGTCGCTCAGGATTTCCCCTGACTCCATATTTGCAGTTCTGATACTTGTAGGCATCATCACTCTCTGAAATGATTTCGGCAGGACGGTTCCAGCCTTCTGCCTTCACAGAAAGGATTCTCAGCATATCGGTAGGCAAAACCATATTACCCACGTAATAGCCGTTGCTATCCGCCCACGTTACATCATTCGCACACGAAGTACCTTCCACCATATCCTCAGGAGCATCCGAAAGAATGATTCTTGCTGCATCTACGATTTTACTCTCAATAAGTTCTGCTTGCGAGAGTGTATCAGAATCGCTAGGAGTCAGCAAGCCAGCAGACTCTTGGTTTCTATCCAAGAGCACCTTTACCTCTTTCACTAAATCAGATACAGCATATTCTACCATTACTCTAAGCCCTCTAATTCAACACCCTTTTCATTTGCAATAGCCAAGATGTCTTCCTTGGTCTTCATCTTTGAACGGCTCACACCATAGGTCTCAGCCAGATAGTCCTTGGCATCCTCAACGTCTGTCACTACGTGGGTCTTCTTCTCGTCAGCCACCTTCTTCTTTGCCTTGGCAGTAGCCTTCTTCTTTGCCTCAGCAGCTTCCTTCTTCTCGTCAATACTCTCCACCAAGAAAAACTTGTCGTTGAACCAATAATGTGACTCGATAGCCTTCTGTACCTTTGGGTCTCTTGTCATATAGATGCTACTACCCATTGTTTTACCATCAAAAACAATGCGCATTCTCTCGTTACCTACCATAACACTGAATGCCAAATCAGTACCTGCTTGATATTTATTAAACATGATTATACCTTATTATATATATGTGTTACTAAAAAAGGGATGGGGCTAGTGCCCACACCCCTCACTATTTGATGAATAAATTTGCAATTCTACTTGCTGTTAGGCAGCAGCCTTGGTCTCTCCCGTCTCAGCCATATCATCTGTTGCAGGAACCGCAGCAAGGCGCATACGAGCGTGTGCCTTAGGGTACTTCAAGTACAGACAAGCTACCTCCTGAATAACTACTGCATCGGTGTTACGGATGCCAGCCTTCTTCAAGTCGAGTACGTTACGTGTCCAAGACAAGTGTACTCGCTTAACCAAGAACTCTGGGTCAAGAGCGAAGCCGCAGTCACTCATATCAAAGAGGTCAAATAACTCAGAGTGAATCATCAGCACCTCACCAAAGTCGGTCTCCCAACTCTTGAACTTCAAGTCCCAAACCTCAACGGTGTCCTTCAAGCGGAATTTATCAGAATTAATCTTACTGAATGCGCTCACGAAGTCTGAGCCAGCGATAATCACCTTGCGCTTGTTGCCGATACCAGTACCAACGAACAAATCCTTGGAAATGTCAACCAACTCCAAATCGGTAATCACTCGCTCGTTCTTGTTATAGCCCTTCTTAATATCATCAGCAGTAGCAACATGACCTACCTCAATATCCTTTCCAGCCATCCACCAGATACCCTTTGTAAACCACTGGGCAGAGTTGTTCTTGGTGGTATGTTTGATACAAGCCATATCACCGAAGAGATAAGTACCCTCCATAGCAAGACGCATATCGTAGATACTATCCTCCTCAATATCAGAGAAGTCCCAATCTACTCGCTTAGCAGCAATCTTATTGAAGGTACTCTCCTCAATCTGAATCATGAAGTTCTGGCAGAACTGAGTCTCAGAAGCAGGAAGGTTGTTGAAACGACCTGTCTGTACGTCCAACTCACCGCAACTCTTCGCCATACGAATGAGCTTCTGACCCTTCTGTAAGGCTGGAACGCCAATAGGCTGTTTCTTAACCAATTTACCATTTACTGCATACACAATAGGATAACCCTCATTATCCTTTCCGCACACACAAAGTTCCAAATCAGGAGTAGGTTCATCGGTAAGGTCTGCATAAGCCTGATTCTTGTAGTTGGTAATCGCCTTAACACCTACAACTCGGATGGTATCATCCAGCGTAAACATTTCAGGGTCTTCTACCTTCAATACCATAGATGTACCAGTACTCTCAACAGTTGTTTCCTTGACGGTAGTCTTGATAGGACGTGTACCGATACTCCAATACTCAACTACAAATGAACTGGCAGACTTGGTTGTCGCATAGCGTGAAATCTGGTCAACAGGAGTAGCCATCGGACGAATCTTAGTAATCTTGTCGTTGATGTCGTTCTCATAGAACTCCGTGCCATTCTCATTGAAGTGCTCACGACCTTTTCCCTCAGTAGCGATACCATCATTCTGACGGGCTGCGCCACCATTGCCAGCATCATCGGCAGCGGTAGCACCGCCAGCCTCAGCAGCATGACCACTTTCGGACGTACCGCCATCAGGCAGAGCCGCCTCAGCCATAACGACCTGACCATTCACACCAAAAATAACCGCCATAACCATCAGAAAAATGGAAAGCAGCCGATTAAATTTACTTTTCTTCATTGTTATTCTGAATATTAATTAAACATATAAATTATCTTTTTACCTTATCACATTATCGAATACGTGTTCTTTTCTCGTGCCCACGCTCCCAGATGTTACCTCTACGTGATACCCTACCAAGCGCACCAAGGTCAGGCTGGTTATCCGTTGGCTTGGTCTCTGCATTGGCAGAATCAAGGTCGGCAGTACCATCGCCCTTCTTTCTCAGTTCAAGGTTCTTGAAGTGCTTGCTGTTCTTGCCACGAACTTCACCCTCATGTGCCGCATCAGCCACATCGGTATCATGGTTCTTTGCCTTGATGAACGCAGTAATCATTTCCTCGGTAAACTTGCCAGTCACCACATTGCGCATTGTCTGAAAGCACTGGTCGATTGCATCGTTCACAGCTTCCTCTCCATACTTCTCTTCCAACTTGTCAAACACCTCATAACTGGAAGGCATATTCTTGTCATACTCCTCCTGCAACTTCTTGCCGTTGGCAGCATTCTGCAAGAACTCCGACTGAGCCGATGCAATCTCATCCGCATTGTCAGGGTCAGAGTAGTAGTCAATAGCATCCTCGCCATGGGTACGAATCAACTCAGCGTAAGGACTCTTGCCCGCCTTCATCGCTTGAAGGAAGGTAGCCGCCTCAGGGTCACTACCCAGCCAATCGCCCATAGCCTTCTCGTTATCCTTGTAACCCTGCAAAGCCTTCTGGTCGGCATCATAATCGTCATTGATGGCTCCATAGATAGACTCATCGTCAGCATACTCGGTGTCGGGATGTCTGGTCTTCAAGCGTTCCAAAGCCAAGTCTCTCTTGGTCTTTGTATCTTGTTGTTTAGCAGCACCAGCATTCTGCTCTGTATTTATATTTTTGTTCATATATATATGTATAAATTTATAAATCAATGCACAAAAATAACGCTTTTCAACTTATTATTAATCTTATCCGTTAACTATACTTAATTGTATCCAATTAATTTGGTTATTTCAATACATTTGTGTATCTTTGCATTATATATATGAAACATAAAGGCTCACGATGTGACTTTACAAAGGAACGTGACGCTGACATATTGAGGGCTTACAAAGAGATTATATCAGTAAGAGACAATATCGGCCTCTTGGAGATTGAGCGAAGACTATTGCAATCTCCAAGCAAACGTTTTTGGGTTTCTTCCGACCGAGCATACAACGTCATTCTTAATATGCTTAACGGAAAATCCATCAGCAGCATGAATCCGCAGAAAAGAGCAATGTTTCAGGAGATTTACCGAAGATACAAGATTTATTCCAAGGAGCATCCTTCTCTCACCAAGATGGATGCCATTTGGCATGTGTGCAATCAGGAAGCACCGAGTTTCTATCTCACTCCAAAATCCATGCACGTCATACTTCATCGGGTGAGGAAGGAGGAGAAGAGAAGATGCTACGAACTTCGTCAGAGAAGATTGCGCTTTATTCAGGGTACATTATAATAATATGTATCACGCTCATAGGATATGATGGCATGGGTCTCTTTGAAGGTTGCTCTATTCAGAACCGACTAAGCTACCCTTTCTTCCATCAGAACATCTTTCATGTAGCCATCAACCTCTATGTTTTTCACCAATGTTACCGAGCAATCCCTTGCGGTATCGGTCACATGGTAGCATTCTATATCATAGCCGTAAGCTATCCCTTCACCTCATCCGCACCAATCATCGGTCTCAGCGGATTTATATATGCTTACATGGGCTTTATCGCCCCCTACGTGGAGAATAAGGTAAGATACAATCTCACAATTCTCCTATATATCTGTGTTGGAATCTTTTTCCCTTGCATGGCGGTTGGAGTCCACATCTATTGCTATGTACTTGGTCTGTTGTGGGGTTATCTAAATGCACCGCTATGCCAAGACAAGTAACCGCCAAACTGACTGATGCACTCGACAAACACGTATTGGGCATCCTGAAGGAGAACGAGAAACGCATCAAGGAAATCAACACACCATTCAATCCCATCAAGGGTGAAGGGTGTGGAGACAAGCGATTTGCGCTTGTTCTTCCTGATTTCCCGATTCAGAAGCAGCAGCTTCCAGTTTCGATGAAGAAGATTCCGCTCATCAAGATGCTCATCGAGTTGGGTAGCTGCAAGGCAGTAATCGAGGAACTGCACAAGGATATAGACGAGCCATACAACCTAGATGAAGAAATGGAGCAACTGGTGGAGCAGTTCACTCGCATCAGGATGAAACACGACCCATTCTTCTTCTTTGCCACATTCATCTATATCAAACCGAAAGGTGGAGGTCTCCCCTTCCGTTTTGTACTGAGAAGACCACAGCGAAGGTTGCTCAGGTGGTTGGAGGAAAGAAGAAAGAAGAATCGTCCTATCCGTCTCATCCTGCTGAAAGCAAGACAATGGGGTGGTTCTACGGTTATCCAGATGTACTTCCTCTGGCTGCAACTCATGTGGCAGAAGGGCCTCAACTCGCTCATCGTGGCTCAGGTCAAGGACACGGCTGAAACTATCCGAGGTATGTTCGAGGAAGCCCTGAAAAACTTCCCTACCAAGTTCCTCTACGAAATGGGTAAAGCGTTCTCAGAGAATGAGCCGAAGTTTGTTGGTGTCGGAACATCAGGAAACGTCAAGAAGGTTCCTCAACGATTCTGCAAGATTAAGGTTGGTTCAATGGAGCGACCGTTATCAGCCAATGGTGAAGACTACAACTTGGTTCACCTTTCCGAGGTGGGTTTGTGGAAAAAGACGGACGGAAAGTCTCCTGAGGAGGTGGTGCAGAATGCTACAAATGGTATCTTGTACCGACCATACACGATGATCGCCTACGAATCCACCGCCAATGGTACTGGCAACTTCTTCCACAAGGAGTGGCTTGCAGCAGTCAAGGGAGAATCTCAGTTTGAGCCATTCTTTGTTCCTTGGTACGAGATATACGATATGTATCATCTTGAATTTGAAAGCAAGAAACAGAAGGTAGAGTTTGCCAAATGGCTATACGAGAACCGCAATAATACCAACACGATGTCCGACCGAGAAGAGCCAGGCACCTATCTTTGGAAACTATGGAATCTTGGTGCCCCACTCGAAGCCATCAACTGGTATATTGCCGAGCGCAAGAAGTTCACCGACCATGCCGATATGGCTGCTGGCTACCCTACCGATGATATTGAGGCATTCAAGCATTCAGGAGCCAAGGTATTTGCCGAAGACAAGGTTGACAAGTTCCGCAAGGGATGCCGAGCACCTAAGTTCATCGGTGATGTTTATGGTGACGGATATAAGGGCAAGAAGTGTATGCAGAATGTGCGATTCTGTGAAGACAAGCAAGGTCAGTTGTGGATATGGAGCAAGCCTGAGACTTTTGATGATTGTAAGGTAACCAACCGCTATCTGGTTGTAGTTGATATTGGTGGACGTAGCAAGAATGCCGACTGGTCTGTTATCTGCGTATTCGACCGCTACTGGATGATGGAAGGAGGCAAACCTTACGTGGTAGCACAATGGTATGGGCATATTGATATGGACTTGCTGGCATGGAAGGCTGCTCAGATAGCCAAATTCTACAACGATGCCCTACTGGTTATTGAGTCAAACACCTTGGAAACAAAAGACAAGGAACATATATTGGAAGGTGGAGACCAATCTGAGTTCATCTTGAACCAAATCAAGGACGTATATGATAACCTCTATGCACGAAAGCAGAGTGAATCAGACATCAAGAATAAGGTTCCAGTAAAATATGGATTCCATACCAACGTAGCTACCAAGCCTATGGTTATCTCTGTATTGGTTCAGGTTATCCGTGAGCAACTCTATGTAGAGCGAGACGGCAGATGTTTAGACGAATATCTCACCTACGAAAAGAACGGAACGGTTTATGAGGCAGCAGACGGAAAGCACGATGATTTGCTCATGACCAGAGCCATCGGACTTCACATCTGTTTCAATGAAATGGAAATGCCTAAGATGATAGAGTATAAGACAAGAGTAATGACAAGAAAGGTTTCTGTTTCGGCAGCAACCATCATATAGTTCAAACTAAATAATTACGATTATGAAAGTAACAAAGATTTTCAAGCGCATCAAGTGCGAAATCATGTACCGCCAAGCTACGGCTAAGGCAGACTACGCATCCAAGAAGAACAATGGAGAAATCTTCTATGTTCTTCCTACACAGAAGGGCAACCTGATGATTATGAACCGCTCACTATTCGAGACGTTCAAGAGAACAAAACTGGTTGACAACGACATGAAGGTCAGAGACCTGTTCAGAGATTGTGTCTATCATACCAACTGCAAGAGCAAGAAGGGCAAGGCGAGCCGCAAGCGTAAGTTCCTCAGATGGAAAGGCTTGATTTAGAAGTTAACGGATAAGAGATAGGTAGAGTATATTCTACCTATCTTTGCTTGTTATTAATAATATATACATCAAATATGATTTATAAAATAGTACAAGGAAATAGTTTCAAGCTCCACATCTTAGTACGAAAGATGGATGTATCGAGAGAGTTTCAGCGACTCGTTGACTTCGATATGAATCTTGCTACCGACATCAAGGTTGAGTTGTCAGGCTGTTTCTGTAACACGATTCCCGTTCCAGTACAAGTAGCAGGAATCCAAGGAAATGTGTTGATATGTGACATTCCTTCTTTCCTTGATTGCGGTAATTACAATGTCAGGGTATCATGGAAGTATGAAGATAGTGAAATGGTCAGCATAGAGCGTAATCTTCTGAGAATCGTAGAACACAACTCTATGAGTAATGTTCCTATCGGTGTTACCGAAGGCGAGCATACTGGCTTATTCAATCTTCGCTACTACATCGTGACCAGCAATCAGTCAACTTGCCCAGTGTCGTTCATCGTTGATAACGCCAAGTTCAACTACACCATCAATGGCGAAACTCAAATGGTGGAAAATCAGGAGAACTTCGTGATTAACGGAACTGTCAAAAACGGCAAGAAACTGGAGGCTGAGTTCATACCTATCGAAGGTTTCAGCATCGGTCAGGTGAAGATTATTATGGATGGCAAAGATGTTACTGACGAGTATTACAATAGTACTACTCACAAGGTATTCATTCCTGCCGTATCGGGTTATGTTACCATCACGGCAAGCGGAACTGTAAAGGCAAGCTATTATGGCGCATCATCAGCCAAGAATATGGGAGAGTTGAACATGTCAGACCTCACAATGTACGAAGGTACGCTTGTCGGTCAAACTCTAACCATTGCGACAACAGAAGAAAAGCCGTACATCTGGTTCGCAAGCCGACAGCCACTTATCTTTAGTCAATGTGGTTTCGAAGCTTCTTTGAACACCAACAAGTTGGGCGACCTCTACTACTATTGGTCAGACGAACTTGTAGCTGGTGACGACAATGAATATCAAATTAAACTTAAAGAATAATATGGCAGAAAATAAAAAGTACAATAGCATTCTTGTTAGCGGACGCAAAGACGAGACTCTGACATATTCGAGGTATATCAAGGACGAGGAGTCTGGTAAATCCGTTAAAGAGTCTCTTGATGAAAAGATTAGTACCACGGATAAGATAGAGATTAATCAGATTGCTCAGGCTGTTTGGGATAAACTCAAAAATGAGTATCTGAGGCTTGATGGAACAAATTCTATGAAGGGGCATTTGTTTCTTAACGGAAATACTATAAGCGGCGTAAGAGATATTTTTCAAAATGACATTCAGCTTGGTGCAGTCATATCTCTTAGTAATTCTGACGAAATTATATTAAAGACAATAGAAGTTGATGGCAGCGAAGAACCTTACCACAGAATACTTGCCGATTTTCAACATGGAGAGGTCTCTTTTCCAGATGGTAAAGTATCATCCAAAGGCTACAAGACCACAGACCGCTCCAACATAGGCTTGCTTGTCAACGATGGTTCTGTTGGTCTTGCTATGACTGACTCTGACATCGACGGTTTATTTCAACAAGTATTTCAAACTGTAATAGGATAAAATAAATATGGCAAATTATTTAGATAAGTCTGGACTCCTTCGAGTGTTGCGAGGAGTGAAGAATCAGATAGAGAGAAATATTGGTGAACTGGAAGCAACAAAGGGAAGACCTAATGGTATTGCCTCTTTGGATGGCAAGGGCTTTGTTCCTCTTGCTCAACTTGGCAATCTCGACATGACCTTCTTTGAACCAGTGCAAGAACTTCCTACAAAGGACATCAAGAAGCACATCTACCTTATCAAGAACACTAAGGAAGGTGAGCAAGATACTTATGACGAGTATCTTTACACAGGTGATATTGATGGCGAGTACGATGCTAGCAAGTGGGAGAAGTTGGGCGACTTTGTGCCTACATTTGACTTGAAGGAGTACGCTAAGAAAAAAGATTCAGTTAATAGTATATCAATTAGAGATATTGGAAATTCTAGCGATGCACCAGATAACTTTGAGTTAGGCTTATACTATATTAATGGTGATGGTGAGGAGAAATGTGTTACAATACCAACTGTAACGGTTGGTGGTGTTTCTACACACCAAAGTGGAGCGTTAAGACCTTATACAGGTCATAATGGACTTATGACATCTGAGGACAAGGCTAAACTAGATAAGATAGACACAGAAGCCCTTTCTCAATCTATCACTGCTGCCAACACCGCAGCTGGCAACACCAACGAGGCAATCAGAAAGTGTGAGACCGCCACTGCTGGAGCTGAGAAGGTGAATGCTAATCTAACAGATGATAATGTAGTAGAGATTACAGATAGAACAGGTACTACTAAGTCTGTTTCTCTTGATGAAGCAGTAAAAGTAGGAAATGATGTCACTAGAATCAAACAAACTCTTGGTGCATACAGCGATAGGGAAGATATAGTTCTTACTCCCAAGGAGACAAACAAGGCTATCTCTTCTGATGGAGTTAAAGTTCCCAGACAAGGATGGGCAATAGCTGAGTTCACTGCTGAGAAAGGAAATGAATACCTTTTTAAACCAAATGTGATTGATGGAAGTGTGTGTGTCTTTGCTGAGTATATCACAAGTATAGAGACAAGAGGCATCGACTACACCTATACATACAATGAGGATGGCACAATAGCAACTGCCACTGCCACTTATCTAGGCAAGACGCATGTCTATACTTATGAGTGGACTATAGAAGCTGGAGTCAATACACCAACAATCAAGGAAGGTGATACTGTAATCAATAATCTTCCTATGACTTATGAAACAAAGGTAGGAACATACTCTCCACTTGTAAAGCTGAATGAGGATGCAGAACTTCCTGTTGATGGTTATTGCAGATATATGAGCCACTTCAAGGGCAACTCTTCGATCAAGATAGTTGTATCTTATAAGGTAGGAATAGCTGACTTGACTATGAAGGTTCTTCGTGATGGCGTGCTTGCAAGCATATCTACACAACTTGGAAATCTCTCCCAAAAGGAAGACGAGACAAGAAAGAAGGTTGAGGAATATCATGGAAGTTATGCGGAATTTATGTTCAATGACGATACACGTATTATCGTTGATGGTAAAAATATTACTATCGCAGCTAGGGTAAAGACAAGGGTTTACCCTAAAAAATCTTTGGTTGTTGGCGATAGATATTCCAAAAAAACTTTGATATATGCTGATGTAGCAAATCTTGACACTAGTGGATTTACAACTTTCAATGCAATGTTTGCTAATTGCAATATACTATCAGAGCTTA